CCGGCGACCCGATGCTCGATGTCGAGAACGGCAAGGAGAAGATCAGGTCGGTCACGGGCAAGCGCCCGAACACCCTCATCCTCCCGTCCTCGATCCTCGCGAAGGTCCGGCTCAACCCGTTGGTCGTGGCGCGCATTCAGTACACGGCCATCGGCATCGCGACCGTGGAACTGCTCAAGGCGATGTGGGACATCGAGAACGTCGTCATCGCCGACGCCGTGCAGAACACGGCGGCCCTCGGACAAAACCCGGTCATCGGCGATCTGTGGGGCAAGAACGTGATCCTCGCCTACGTCAACCCGCGCCCGGCGATCCGGCAGTTGTCGTTCGGCTACACGTTCATGGTCGGTCCCGAGGAGCGGGCACGCAGATGGCGCGAAGAGGCCGAGCACTCGGACTACTACGAGACCTCGCAGATCAGGGCGACGAACGTCGTCGCGAACATCTGCGGGTATCTCTTGCAGACCGTTATCTCTTAGCGAACGCGGCGATGCGGGGCGGGGGTAAAGGCCACCCCCGCCCCTTCGCCAAATAGAAGGGGGCATTGAAAGCACACATGGGCAACGTGAAACTCGTAGCGAAGACCAACGTCAAGTTCGGCGGCAAGGCGGAGCGCGCCCCGCTCGGCCTCGGCATGATCCGCACGGAAGAGGCGACACTCGTCGCACCGGGCGAAGAGTTCGAGATCGACTCGGACACCGCCGAGGAACTCATCCTCGCAGGCTCCGCACTCAGCCCCGCCGACTACAAGGCGGAGCAAAGCGCGAAGGAGACCGCCGAGGACAAGGTGGCCCGGATGCGCGATGAGATCGCCGAGCACGAGATCGAGAAGAAGGCGCAGGAGGGTGACTCCGCCGCCATCACCTCGAACGCTCACCTTGCCGCGCAGGAGCGCGAAGAGGCCCTCGTTGCCGAGGCTCAGAAGAAGAAGGGCAAGCGGAGCGAGGACGGCGAGACCAAGACCGAGACCAAGACCGAGACGACGAAGAAGAAGTAGATGTCCGGGTACTGCGAGATCGCCGATGTGAAGCGGGAGATGGGTCGGTACGGCCCCAACCTCACCGCGACCTCCGTGCCTAACCTCACGCAGGCCGGGGAGATCATCGACGACATCGCAGCGGAGATCGACGGCGTACTCGCGGCCCGGAGCGTTCAAGTTCCGGTCGCCGTGCCGCCGAACCCGGTCAGCCTCACCTCATGGGTCGAGGGCTTCCTCAAGCGGCTCAACGCGCTCGGCACGGCCGGGGTCGTGCTTCAAGGGATGTTCCCGCACGCGGCCGGGCCTGCGTCCTCCAACCTCGGTGACGACAAGACGCGCGAGTACCGCTCGCTTCTCAAGCAACTCACCGACGGCGAGAACCTCATCCCCGACAACATCATCATCGTCACGGGTGGAGTCGCGCCGGGCGAGCCTCGCTCGCTTTGGACCGACGGCAATGTTGACTCGGAGGCGGTCGCCCTCGGCACCACGGGCGACCCGATCTTCACACGCACGACTGAGTGGTAGGCGATGGCCGGTGGCCTTCGCGTCACATTCGCGTTCAACCCCGACGCACCGTTCTTCGATCGCGTCTTCACGCGCTTCACGAAGGACATCTCCGATCTCAGCGATGCGTTCAGGGAGATCGCGACTTCCTTCTACATCGGTGAGCGCGCGCAGTTCGAGTCCTCCGGCTCGGCCGCGACCGGGCAATGGGCACCCCTCTCACCTCGCTACGCCGCATGGAAGGCGCGCAACTTCCCGAACAAGGGCATCCTCCGGCGCACGGATCAGATGTTCCACGCGGCCACGGGCGATAAGAGTGCGGGCGCGGTCCTCGACATCAAGCCGATGCAGATGCGCATGGGCATCGACGAGCGCAGCGCCGTCGGCCTGCGCGCGCGGCTCCACCAAACCGGCACCCGGCGGATGCCCGCCCGGCCGTGGCTCGTTGTCACGCAGGATCAGAAGCGGTCGTGGGAGCGGATCATCGCGAGGCGCTTGAACGAGGCGGCGAAGGAAGCCGCCGCCGCGATCAACGCCAAAGCGAGCATGGGATGACCACGATCGCACTCGTCGAGCCGATCGCGAGATGCGTGCAGGAGCAACTCATCGCGCGCGTTCCGGCCGCCCTGCGCCGGGTGGAGTCCGACCTCGGCCTTCCGGCCAACGCGCTCGCGGACCCGGCCGCCGTCGTGCTCGGCACGCACTCCAATCACGCCGCCTATCCGGCCATCGAGATCGAGGCCGTGCAGCACACGGTCGAGACCGATGCGATCGACTACATGAAATCGATCTTCACCGTGGCGATCGTGGCGATCGTCACCGCACCCGTCGCACCCACGCAGACCGCCGACCCGGAGGAGGACCTCACGCTTCTCGTGTGGCGCTACGAGCGCGCCGTCATCGACGCGCTCATGGCCGCACGCTCGGCCGGGACCTTCGTCGCGGGCGGCATCGGCTTCGGCCTCGATCTGCAAGCGGAACTCATCGACTACTCGCCTGTCCGATTCATCGCAGACGATCTCTTCGCGCGCGACATCTTCATTCCCACAATTTGCACGATCGAGGAGGGTCGAACATGACCAAGCCTGACGAGACCAAGAAGACCGACAAGGCCGAGGAGAAGAAGGCTCCGACCGTCGCGAAGTACGAGGGCGGCGGGTATCTCCCCGGCGTCCCGGCTCGCGATCTCACCGACGACGATCTCAAGGAGATGGACGAGCACACGATGGAGCGCCTCCGGCAGGACGCCGAGCGCGAGACCCCGATGTACAAGTTCAAGTCGCCACTCGGGCACTCGGAGTTGTACAAGGCCGAGCAGGAGCGGACGAAGAAGGAGAAGGCCGACGCGGCCAACTCGGAGAAGGAGTCCTAGATGGGCGAGCGTGTACTCACCATCACGGCCGCGAAGTTCGAGGCCGTTCGCGGCACGGCCGAGGCACCGCCTCCGGGGCGGCGCATCTACGGCACCACCGATCTGACCAAGACCCAACCGCTCGTCATCCGTGACGAGGACGTTGGACAGTTCTCGCAGATCATCGGCGCGGAGGGCGCGGTCCTCGGGCCGCTCGAAGCGGGCGGCACGCACAACGAGAACGTGACCTACGAGGACATCCCGTGGTGGGGCCTGCTCGCCCTGCGTGGCGACGTGGCCGCCGTCCTCTCAGCGGTCACCGCGTACACGCGCACCTTCGATCCGCACGAGACCGTGGACAACCTCAAGGCCGCGACCTTTTGGCAGCAGGACGAGACGCAGGCGTGGCGGATGCCCTTCGGTCTCGTTGACGAGTTGGAGATCACCGGGGCGGTCGGGCAGCCGTGGTCGCTGCGCGCGACGATCCTCGGGAGCGATCTCGTTCCGGTCGCAGCGTTCACCGATCCCGGTGCGCGCCTCGGTCGTGAGACCGTGCGCATGGGGCACTCGAAGTTGTACATCGGCGCGATCGGCTCGGACCCCGCCGGTCAGGTGACCGGCACGTTCATCGACTTCCGCCTGCTCATCCGCAACAACTTCCGGCGCAAGTTCTTCGGCGACGGCTCCGACGCGATGGGCGGCGTCGGCCGCGAGCACCGCGAGATCGAGTGCGACTTCACCTTCGAGGAGAACGCCTCCTCGCTCGCCGAGCGCGTCAATTGGACGACCAACACGCCGCGCGTGGTCGCGATCGAGGCCCTCGGGTCCGACATCGCAGGCTCGACCGGCCCGGTCAAGAAGAAGTTGCGGCTCGTCATGCCCGGCATTTGGGACGGGTGGGCGCTTTCGTCGCGGACCTCGAACCGCATCTTCACCATGAAACTGCGCGGCATCTACGACGTGACCTTCGCCAAGCAGTTCCGCATGGTCTCGGTCAACGGCATCGCCGACCCGCTCGTCTAGGGTAAGGAGGCAACGCAGCAAGGAGGCACCACATGACGCGACTAGCGGGGCGGCTCCGTAAGGCATCGCGCGAGATCGAGCACATCGAACTCAACGACGAGGGCGATTGGGCCGATCTGCGCATCCTCAACTTCGGCGACCGGCAGGCGATCACGGGCGCGATGGTCGAGGCCACACGCGACGATCCGAACGCCTCGCGCCTCGAAGCGGGCAACATCGTCATGCTGCAACGCGCGATCGTGGCGTGGGGTGGGCCGGGCTTCGGCTGCACGTGCAACGCGGGATGCCGATGCTCGCGCAACACCGGCCCGCACGCGAACGACTGCAAGGCATGGGCGATCACCGAGGAGACGGTGCTTGGTCTCGACGAGACCGGCGACGTTCTGCTTCGCGTCGTCGATGCGAGGGAGGACAAGTTCCGCGCGAGCGGCGACCCTTTCCTCTTGCCTCAAGATACCTCGCCTTCCTCATCGGACGTGGAGGCGAAGGTGAAGAAGGCGCGAGCATCCCTCCCTTCATCTACGAGTGGTATCTCCTCAAGCGATGGAACACCCACACCGGAGGGCACACCTCATGGAGAGAGTTCCTCGACCTCCCCGACCACGTGATCTTCGCGTTCGAGGCGTACCTCGACGCGGAGTCGATGAACGATGAGCGGCTCAAGCACTTGGAGACGAAGCCGAACTAGATGAACGACTACGACGCCGCGATCAACCTGCTCATCAAGGCCCGCGACGAGTCCGGGCCGGGCTTCTCCTCGCTCAACAAGAACCTCGCCGCCACCAAGCAGGGTCTCGATCTCGCGGGCGCGGCGTCCTCGATCTTCACCGGCCTCATGGTCGGCGGCGCGGCTCGCGCGTTGCAGACCTTCGGGCAGGCCGCGCGCGATCAGGAGGTCTCCACGCTGCGCCTCGCGAACGCGGTCGATCAGGGCGGCGGATCGTGGAAGCGTCAACAGGTCGAGATCGAGAAGGTCATCGACGCGCGCAAGCGTCTCGCCTTTTCCGACAATCAACTCATGGACTCGCTCTCGATCCTGACGATCGAGACCGGCTCCTACGAGAAGGCGCAGCAGCGGCAACTCCTCGCGATGGACCTCTCGCGCGCGATGAACGTCGATCTCGTCACCGCGTCCCGGCTCCTCGGCCGGGTCAACGACGAGAACGTGGCGGGCTTGCAGCGCATGGGCTTCGCGATCGAGAAGGGCGCGACCGAGACCGAGGCGCTCGCGGTCGTGCAGTCGCGCGTGTCGGGCGCGGCCGAACGCTACGGAGACTCGCAGGCGGGCGCGGCCGACAAGATGGCGAACGCATGGCACGACGCGGAGGCGAAGATCGGGCAAGTGCTCGGGCCGATCGCGAACCTCTCGACCACGATGCAGGGGCTACCGATGCTCGTCGGCGGCGCGACCGGCGCGGTCAAGTTCTTCACGCAGACCGTGGACATCGGCGGCACGCAGATGACGCGCTTCTCCGGTGTCACGAAGGGCGTGGTCGGGATGCTGCCTCAACTCGCGCGCGGCTTCGGCACGGCGGCGCTCCTCGCGGGCGAGTTCTTCGGCATCCTGAAACTCGCCGAGGCCGGTGGTCAAGCGGGCATCCCGTTCCTCGATCAGTTCTCCAACAAGGAAGGCACGGGGTCGATGGACCTCTTCCTCAAGATCATGGAGAAGAAGGGATTTGTCGGCGCGCTCGGTCTGCTCAAGGACGAGATACTCGGCATCCGCCAACCGGCCGAGACCTCCACGCAGGCGATCGACCGGCTGCGCATCGCGCTCGGGAAGTACCCGGACATCATCGACAGGATCAGCGGCAAGATGAGCGGCAAGGGCGGCGGCGGTCTCGCGCGCGCGGGCGGGATCGCGGAGTCGATCGGGAAGGAACTGCGCGACACGTTCGGTGGTGAGGGCGGGATCGCACTCGACGACCCGGCGTTCGCGAAGATCGAGGACATCCTCAACAACGTGATCGGTGCCACGCCCGAGGCGCGCTACCGCGAACTCGGCGATCAGTTGTACAAGCGCGTGCACGACAAGGTGCAGGGCGAACTCATCGCGCCGCTCGTCGCCATTCAAGAGGAACTCGACAAGGGCGGCCCCGAGCGCGCGGCCGCGCTCAAGGCATACGCGGGCGAGCACGGCATCTCGGTCGCCGACGCGCTCAAGGCTTTCCAAAAGGAGTTCAAGGACGCGCAGACGCGAGCCGGTGAGATCGACGCCGAGGTGAAGGGCCTCATCGACCGGGGCGCGGCCGCGCAGGCGAAGGCGGTCCAAGAGTTCCACGCGAAGCAGAAGAACCTCCTCATGCTTGAGAAGGACTCGGTGTTCGAGGTGCAGGCCGCGTACAACTCGCTCAACCTCACGCGCGCGGGCAACACGGGGGTCTCGTACATCGGAGGCAGCGCGACGACCGGCGCGGATCGGCTCGCCCAACTCGGCGCGATCGCGCGCGGCGGCTCCACGCCGATCGTCAACCGGCGCTTGGGCGGGCTGCAAGGGCAGTTGGGCCTCGATACCACCGTCTCGCGCCCCACGTGGCTCCAAGTGGGCGAGCAGGGCACCCGTGAGCGCGTCACCGTGACGCCCGAGGGGGTCGGCGGCCGGGGCGGGATGGGCGGCGGCGGGGTCACGATCGCGCCCGGCGGCATCACGCTCGTCTACGGCGGCTCGGCCGACAAGGCGGCGGCCGCGCGTCTCGCAGCCGACGTGGTGGATCAGGTCACCGAGGCGATCCGGCAGGGGCAGCGCAGGCTCGGCGACCGCTCGTCGCCCTTCGCCACCTAATGCCTCTCGCTCCGTTCTCACTCAAGTACGCCGCCGAGGCCACGATCGCCTACCGCGCCGTGCGCGACTCGTACACCGGGTACGGCTACGAGGATCAAGCGAGCGTGCAGAAGTTGCTCGGCAAAGACCCGGCGCTCGCCGACAAGAACGAGGTCATTCAGTCCTCCTCGAAGGGCGCGCGCTCGGCATCGCTTGAGGTCTACGCCGACTCGCTCGCGATCCGCGATGCGTTCGTCGCGCTCCTGTACAAGAAGGTTCTCCACAACGACGGCGTGGAGGCGGCCGATCACACGGTCATCGTCATGAGCGCGCGGCCGCACATTTGGGTGTGGGCCGGTGGGCTGCCCATTTGGATCGTGGCCTTCAACTTCCGCGAGACGGTCTAGTGCGGGCGCTCACCGCGAACGAACTCGCGATCCTCAAGGACAAGTGGCAGTCGGGACCGCAGGGGCACTCGCAGCGCGTGCTCATGACCGCGTACACGCCCGAGTTCGAGTTGCAAAATCTCTGCTACCCCGAGGGCTGCCTCATGAACAACGGGCAGCCCTGCCTCCTCTTCAATGCGCAGGAGGCTCCCTATGGCGGCGGCGACTTCCACACCTACTTCATGGCGTACATCAACGAGGGCGCGCAGCGCGAGCCGATCAAGTTGTTCGACGAGAACACGCTCAACCTGACCATCGCGAATTGGCGGGGCAAGATCGTCGCGGTCGCGTTCGATCAGGCTTCGGCACGGCTGCGCACGCGCATCTCGACCGATGAGGGCCTCACGTGGAGCGCGGAGGCCGACCTCATGGCGACCGCCTTCACGGATCAGGAGGTCGAGTACGACGGCCGCGACGGCTACGTGGCCCTCCAACTCATGACCAACAAGGCGGGCGACACCCTGTATCTCTTCTACTTGCGCGACTCGGACAAGCACGTCGTCTATCGCACGACGACCAATGACGACCCGACGACGGGATGGAGCGGCGAGGCGTCGATCGGCATGGCGATCACCGGGCCGGGCCGCAACTATGGCGGGACGGCGGGCATCAATCAGGACACCTCGCGCTCGTTCGCGATCTGCGAGACCAAGACGCCGGGCACGTGGGCTATGGTCGCGATGAGTGACGACGGCGATTGGCACGGCTCGAAGGCGATCTACACCGGCACGCTCGGCGGCGCGTGGACGCGGCGACTCAACGACGGCTACGGCGGCGGCCTCTCGGGTTTCACCGGCTCGCTCGGCAACATCTTCCGCGATCGCAACGGCGACCTCATGGCCTACGCCTTCGAGTGCGACGGCACCGGCATGGGGATGTGGTACTCGCTCGACTCCGGCCTCACGTGGATCACCGTCTTCCCGATGAGCACGCAGATACCCACGCCCTTCCCGGCGGGCGGGAACGTCTACGGCGTTGGGCCGGGCTTCGGGATGTACGTGCCCGCGCACACCTTCGGCGAGTACGTGTGGGCGAGCGATCCGCTAGAGACCTCGATCCGCGTGGTGAAGATGAACGTCGCGGAGCCGAACATTCACATCCTCCTCGGCGCGGGCGGCGCGAACGTCGCCGCCGTGGGTGAGACGATCGACGTGAGCGATCGCGTCATCTCGATCTCACTCGACAAGTCGAAGGAGATGGACTCCGACACCTTCAACCTCGAACTGCACAACGAGGACGGCGCGTTCAACGTCAACGCCGAGGACGGCTCGGGGGCGCTCACGAAGTTCGCGAAGCCCAACGTGTACGTGGAGATCGAGCAATGGCACGGCGTCGTGGCGAACGCCGAGCGCACCTTCTACGGGATCACCGACTCGGCGAGGCAGCACGACGACCCGCGCTCGGTCGTGTTCTCGGGGCGCGACCGGAACAAGAAACTGCTCACGCAGGAGATCAGGCTCCTCGGGCCGCAGGACATCGACTCCGTGGACAAGGAGGGCGCGGTCAACTACATCCGCGACACCTCGAACTTCGTCTTCCTCGACAAGCGGCTCAACGATGTCATCGACTTCATCCTCGATTACGCGGGCATCCCCGGATACGCACGCGATCTCGCGCCCTCGAACTTCCTCTTCCGTGAGATCAGGGGCAGCGACGGCCAACGGCTCATCGACTTCCTCAAGCGATGCTGCGACATCGCGGGCTTCGATCTGTGGGCCGACGAGGACGGCCTTATCCGCACACGCGCGATCGCGCACGTCCCGGCCACCTCGCAGTACACGTTCCGCTCGAAGGAGGACATCATCGTCCTCGACCCCGACGTGGACGACGACGCGCTCAAGACGCGCGTGCGCATCTACGGCAAGGCCAACGAGGGCGCGAAGTACCTAGAGGAGCAGTTCAAGTGGCCGGGCCTCGGTGCGCCCGCCGGGATCGCATACGACAAGACCACCGGGCACCTGTGGTATCTCGATCAGAACTCCGACCTCTACCGTCTCAGCCCGACCACCAATCCCATGACGATCATCGAGGGACCGCACGCGCTCGGCCTCGGCTACCCCGACGGGATCACGGTGGACCCGCTCGACAATCACCTGTGGATCAGCGACGGCTTCAACGCGAGCGTCGGCAACAACGTGAATCGGAAGTTCAAGAAGATCAACCGAGGCACGCGCGCGCTCATGCTCGGCCCGTTCACCAACCCGGACGGCGACCATTGCGATCTGTGGGCGTGGAACGACGCGGGCACCATCAAGATCAAGATGACGACCTTCACCACGGGCAAGATTTACACGATGAACTCGACCACGGGCGCGACGATCTCAAGCGTGGTCGCGCAAGTGACGATGCCCACCGCGCTCGACACCGACACGGGCGGCGGCCTGTACGTCTCGGGGTGGGACGCGGCCGACTTCCTCCAATGCGACTTCGCGGGCAACACCGTGAACCTCATCAAGCAGCCCCGGATCAACGCCAACGAGATCGCGACCGTGGACGACCCGGCGGCCTTCGACTTCGGCGCGGTCTACGAGGTCTTCAAGGACGCGAACGAGATCATCAAGTACGTGCCCGTGACGCCGACCGGGGTCGAGACCGCGATCTACGCCGAGGCCGTGAACGTCGAACTCGAACGCGCGCTCATCGGCGAGGTGCGGCTCGCGCGCGTCACCGATCTCGCGGTCACCGACAAGGCGGTCGCGAAGTCGATGGCCGAGGCGCAGATGCGCAGGCTCGGCGAATACTCCCGACACATCACCGTCGGCGTGCTCGGCAACCCCGGCATTCAGATCAACGACCGCGTGACCATCACCACGCCGGGCGCGGGCGTCGATAGCGATTGGATCGTGGTCGGCTCGCGCAGCGATCAGGAGCCGCGCGGCGGGGCGTACCTTATGGTCTTGGTCCTCATTCCGCTTTACGTGGGAGCCGTGCCGAGTGGTGCGCCGTGATCTCTCGCCACCCCAAGAACATCGCCCAACTCCTGCGCGGCCGCGAGGGTCGGCGCGAGGCGGTCGCGGCGCTCGCTCCGGCGGCGAGCGTGATCCCCGGCGAGAACGAGGCGAGTGATGCGACCAACGTGCAGAAGCCGATGGCCGATCTCGTCTTCTGCATCGGCGGCGGCGCGCTCATCTCGGTCGGGATCAAACTCGATCTCGTCGTGGACTTCGACTGCACGGTGATCGGGTGGACGATGCTCCTCGACATCGCGGCGACCATGCGCATCGATCTGTGGAAGGACACCTACGGGAACTATCCGCCGGTCGCGGGCGATACGATGCCGGGCGCGTCGGGCAACCGGCCGCAGACCGTGGCGGCGCTCAAGGCCGTAGGCAGCCCGAGCGCGTGGACGAAGAAGACCATCGTGGCGGGCGAGACCATCCGCGTGAACGTGGACACGAACGATCTTGCGCAGCGCGCGCTCCTTGTCGTCAAGGTGAGAAGGGACTAGCGAATGCCAACGGTGCATCACATGGACGGCTTCGACTTCTACGCGAGCGCGCAGAACCTTCTCCATTGGACCGGCAACAACAGCGCGACCATCGGGGCCTTCGGACGCAACGGCACTCCGGGGCTGCGCACCGGCAACTCGGTCAACGGGTGTTGGAAGGACATCGCCAACGGCTTCGCCACGCACTACATGGGCGTCTCGATGAAAACGACGACGCTCATCGGTGCCCGGCATCCGATCTTCGTCTTCGTGGACACCGGCACGGCGGGCGCGGCCGGTGTGCAATGCGGCCTCTACCTCAACGGCGTGAATCAGAAACTTGAAGTGTGGCGCAGCACCCCGATCACCGGGGGCGGCGGCGTGCTCCTCGCGACCGGGACCGCGATCATGAGCAACGGCGTCGAGCGGTACATCACCTGCAAGGTCGTGATCTCCGACACCGTGGGCGAGTTCGTCGTCACCGTCAACGGCGTCACCGACATCAACATCTCGGCGCAGGACACGAAGATCACCGCGAACGCCTACGCCAATCGCGGGATGCTCGCGAACGACGCGGCCTACAACGGCGACACGATCCTCGATTGGGATGACTTTTGGTGGAACGACTACGAGGATTGGGGCGACGTGCGAGTCGAGGGTCGCCTGCCGAACGGCAACGGCGCGACGAGCGCGTTCGTCGGGAGCGACGGCAACAGCGTGGACAACTACCTGCTCGTCGATGAGGCCACGCCGAACTCGGATACCGACTACGTGGGCAGCGCCACGCCCGGCGACATCGACACGTATGCGATGCAGAACGCGACCCCGACGAGCGGCACGGTCAAGGCGGTCGGCATTCACCTCTTCGCGCGCAAGGACGACGCGGGTGTGCGCACGATCGCGCCCGTGGTGCGCGAGGGCGGCGTGAACTATCTCGGTGCCAATCAAAACATCGGCACCTCATACGTCTACGTCTCCGAGTATTACCGCAAGAATCCCGCGACCACGAACGATTGGACCCTCTCCGAGATCAACGCCGACGAGTTCGGCGTGAAGGTCGTGGCCTAGTGGGCACCCGTGTCTCTCAAGCCCCGGTCCAAATGGCCTTGTTCTCAGCATCGGAACTCGCGCGGCTCACGCAGTTCGTGGCGCAGATGGCGACCGTGCCGACTTCGCAGCAGTTGCGGGCCACGCAGTTCGTGACGCAGATGACGCTCCTGCCGACCTCGCAGCGCGTTCGACTCACGCAGATGGTCATTCAGGTCGCGATTCAACTCCCGAAGGGCACCGACTACGCCTACATCCTCGGCTAGGGCGGGCGTGGTACAACTGCCCGAACAAGATCGGGAGGGTGACCGTTGGAGACTCAGGAGACACTCGTCGTCGAGGGTCGTCGGCTAGGAAAACTGCCGCCGAAGTTCGACCCTCGCACGTTCCGCGCCGCGCACTACATCAACCCGCGCAAGTTGCCGCACATCCCGAAGGTCGTCGATCGCATGAGCCGCGTCACGAAGGGCACCAAGAAGGTGAAGGGCGTCCCGTTCCCGATGCTCGCCAACAACCGGCTCGGCGACTGCGGCCTCGCGTCGATCGAGCACGCCGACATCACGGCCGAGACGTGGGGCCTGCACCCCGCGATCGAAGAGGTGGACCGCGAGGCGCGCGCGATCCGCAACTACTCCGCGATCTCGGGCTACGACCCGAACACGGGCGCGAACGACAACGGCGTCTATCTGCTCGATGTCCTCAAGTACGCGCAGCACAAGGGCCTCGGCGGCGACGGCACCGACACGATCGGTCCTTACCTCGCCGTGGACCCGCTCGACGAGCGGCAGATGGTCGCGTGCCTCTTCCTCTTCGGCGTGCTCTACACGGGCGTCGGGCTGCCCGTGAGCGCGCAGAAGGAGACCGGCAAGGGCAAGACGTGGAGCACGGTTGTCGGCCCCGGCTCGGAGCCGTGGTCGTGGGGCGGGCACGCGATCTACACCGGGCGGATCACCACCAAGTCGCGGCGCTGCGTCACGTGGGGCGCGGAGCAGGAGATGAGCGAGGAGTGGCAGGCCCGGTACATGGACGAGGCTTGGACCTACATCGATCCCGAGTTCGTGCGTGAGAACACCGGCAAGACCGTGAGCGGTCTCGACCTCGCCGGTCTCATGGCCGATCTCGAAGCGATGCGCAACAAGTAGTGCTCGTCCTCGCGCCACCGTCCAAGATCGCGGTCGAGAGGCTTCGGGCTGCGCTACCGGCGAACGAGTGGCGCGGCCCGCTGCCCTCCTCGAACTTCGACAACACGTTCCGCGCCGTGCTCGGCACGGTCAATCACTCGATGGTCGGCACGATCGCGAGCGCCGAGGCGCGCTTCAAGAATCCGACCTCGAACGTGAGCGCGCACTTCGGCATCGGTCTCTCGGGCAGGATCGTGATGTGGGTGCGCGTATGGCACATCGCGTATCACGCGGGCAATTGGCCGATCAACGTCGAGCGCGTCGGCATCGAGCACGAGGACGAGGGTCGGCATTGGGACTCCGAGCGCACGCCCGAGATGTACCTCGCCTCGGCTGCGCTCCACCGGGCGCTTGCATCCGAATACGGTTTCGATCTCACGCTAGAGAACTGCGGGCCGCACCGTTGGTACAACGCGACCGCGTGCCCGAGCGGCCTCGACATCGAGCGCATACTCGCGATCGCGAAGGGAGAAGCGGGCATGGTCGATCTCGACAAGTTCAACAAGTACGTCGAGCAGGTGGGATGGTCCTTCGATGCGGTCAAGGAACTTCTCAACCCGCTCGCGAAGTGGGCGGCCGGAGCGCCCGGTCTCCCGGCCGGGAAGGTGAAGCGGCTCACGCGCTTGATCGAGTTGAGCGCGCGGCCGCCGAAGGGTCTCATCCTCTCGGCTCCCAAGCGCACCGCGCGATCTCGTCCGCGCGGAGCGCCGAGCGACTCGGCCGTTCGCAGCGGTCATGGAAGGGGGTGACGACAGATGCCGACAGGCACGGTGAAGAAGATGGTCCGCAAGACGCGGGTCGTGAAGAAGACAAGCGACAAGGAGAAGAAGTAGATGGACCCTGACACTCGCGCGTTCGTACTCAAGGTCATCGGTGGCGCAATCGCGATCGCACTTTTCACCGCGTCATCGCTCACCAACCCGCCGCTCAACATCGACCCGGTGCTCCGGGGCGGTCTGCTCGTCGGCGGCCTCGGGGTCTTCACCGTGAACATCGGCGCAACGCTCGCGGCCGGACGTGAGGCTGCCATGCTGCGCGCTCGGCGTGCCGAGGCGGCGAAGGCCGGGCGGTAACCGAACTCATCGCGGGTCGCTCGCAGGTGAGCGCCGAGGGACTCGCGGGATACATCGCCGCGTTCGCACCGCTCGCGCCACCCGGTCACGCGGAGCGGATCGCGTTCGTCGCGGCGACGTTCGGCATCCGGGCCGAGGTCATCCTCGCGCAACAACTCCACGAGACCGGCCTGTACGCCTACGGCGGATGCGGGACCTCGGTCTTCTCGGGCTGCCCCGAGTTCAACAACTACGCCGGGATCAAGAACACCGAGACCACCGCGATCGCGAAGTTCGAGTCGCCCTTCCTCGGGTGCATCGCGCAGGCGGCTCACCTTGCGTGGTACGCCGTCCCGAAGCACGTCAACGCCCTGTGTGGGCAGCCGTGGGACCCGCGACACTTCGGAGCCGAGCATCGGGCCACTTCGCCGGAGATCGCCACGCTAGGCGGCTCAGGACGTTGGGCACCCTCTCCCGAGTACGGCGAGAAGGTGCTCGCGAAGATGGAGGCGATCCTGACCTTCGATGGCCGCCGCCGGGTGCAGTTCGCTTACCCGGCCCGGCTCGGATGGTGACGTGTGCCTGTGTGCTCTGACACACGTGAAACAATCGGCGTCAAGACGACGCCGGAGGTGTCCCATGCGCGGGTAGCCGGGAGGCTCAAAGCCGCGTAGATCACTCGCCTCATCACGGAGGAAGACGACGGCCCGACCGCTCTCACGGCCGGGCCGTTCGTTAGAAGGGCGATCCCTCCGCCGCGATCGCGCCGTCGCGGATCAACGCGAGGAAGGTGTCCACCTCGGCGTGCGCGAGGTTGATGATCTTGTGTTGCTCGGCCTCGGCACGCTGCAACTTGCCGATCTCGATGCGCGCCTCGGTGATGCGGCTCGACGCCGCGATCGCGCGCTCGATCGGCGTCACACCGTCTCCGCCGCGAGGCCGTGCTTCGTGAGCGAGTCCTCGATCGCGGCGCGATCGAACGGCTCGGCCTCGGCGCTCGTGCTCAGGAGCGTGCGCAGATCGCGGACGACCGCGTGCTCCCGGTGGATGATGTCGCCGACGGTCGTGCGCTTCACGGCCGCGAGGTGCTTGATCTCCTTGATGGTCGTCGCCGAGGGCACGCCGCGCGCGTAGAGATCGTTCTTACGATCCCGCGTGGCCTTGCTCCCCTTCTTGGTCGCGCGCATTGGTGCGCCTCCTCGTTGTTTCGCCGAACCGTACACCCGTCGTCCGGTGTCGTCAAGCCCCGGCGGCCGCGCACCCGAGAACGGTGGCACTTGACGACAGGTGACGACGCGGGTACGCTAGGCCCGTGCAAGAGATCGAGACCACCCCCGAGCAGGAGCCGAAGGCGGAGTATCGCATTCCCGAGGGCAACCTCGCGCGACTGCGGTACGACGTGGAGCGGCTCAACAAGCGGGCGAAGCGGCTCGCGCTCCCGCCGATCGTGGTCACGGTGCTGCGCACCGAGATCAAGGTGATCGAGACCGACGGCGTGCGGGAGGAGTTCCGGTACGCCATCACGAAGATCGAGGGCACCACGCCGGTACTCGCCGGGTGGCACTTCATCGCGGCGCTCAAGCACGTGGAAGGGCAAGTGCTCATCAAGGTCGCCGAGGGGGCCACGCTCCCCGCGCCGTACCTCAAGGCTTCGCCCGACGACTGCGACCATTGCCACAAGATCAGGCGCAGGCTCGCCGCCTTCGTGGTGCAACACGAGGACGGCCGGACGGCGCTCGTGGGCCGGAACTGCCTCGCGGACTTCATCCGCACGACATCGCCCGAGACGCTCGCGGCGCAGGCCGAGTTCCTCACCTCGCTCGACTTCGGCGGGTATGCCGAGGACGAGGACGGCGGAGATCGGCCGACCGGCCACGGCTACTACCGGGTGAACGCCGAGGACTTCATGGCGCTCGCGCTGCGGATCATCGCGGCCGAGGGCTTCATCTCGAAGGCGAAGGCCAACCCGCCGAAGACGCCCTCGACGGTGCAGCGGATCAGCGAGATCATCGGCGGCTCGACACGGATCGCGGTGACCGAGGACGAACGGGCGAAGGCTCGGGAGATCATCGAGTGGGCGCGGGCGTGGGGCGAGGACGCGGACCCGAGCACCGAGGACTATCGGTACAACGTCGGCGTGGTCTCGGGCATGGAGTACATCGAGCAGCGCACGTGGGGCATCTTCGCCTCGATCCCGAGCGCGAAGGGCCGGGCCGAGGAGAAGGCGCACGCGATCGAGAAGGCGAAGGCCGAGCACCCGACCGAGTGGATCGGCGAGATCGGCAAGCGGCAAGTGATGACGCTCAAGTTGGTGAGGGAGCCGAAGGTGATCCCGAGCGACTTCGGCGACTCGCTCCTCTACACGTTCGAGGACGAGAAGGGCAACGTGGCGAAGTGGTTTTCGTCGAGCGGCCTGCGGGTCCCGACCGGCGAGTTCCACGACGACGAGAAGAAGGTGCCGATGGAGCGGGGCATCGCGCAGGGCGACGTGGTGAAGATCAAGGCCACGGTGAAGGCTCACGAGGAATGGAACGGGATGAAACAAACGCTCGTCACGCGGGGCGCGTTCGTCGCCCTCTTGACGACAGGCGACGACACGGCTACGGTGGGCGCAACGGAAGGGGTGACCAATTGAACAAGCCAATGTGGCAGCCGAACGGCGAGGAGTTGTTCGCGCGCTACCCGATCAAGAAGCAGGGCAGCGCCGAGATCGTGCTCTACGAGGTGACTCGGCACGACATCGAGTGGGGCGCGATCCGCGCGAAGTCCCACACGGAGCGGCAACTCGCGTACACGCCTCCGGGCAAGTACGTGAAACTTGAGATCGACGGGGCATTGATGATGTCCTCGACCAACATGGAGTTCATCACCAACCTGCCGTTCCTCGACCACGTGAAGGGCGACGTGCTCATCGGCGGTCTCGGCCTCGGTCTCATCCTCGAAGAACTGCGCGGCCGCGAGGATGTGCGCTCGGTCACGGTGATCGAGAAGAATCCCGACGTGATCGCGCTCGTCGCGCCGACGGTGCGCCTCGATGCGAAGATCGTCGAGGGCGACGTGTTCAAGTGGCAGCCCGGCGAGTTCGAGTTCTTCGACACGATCTACATGGACATATGGGAGAACTCGACGAAGGAAGAGGACCCCGAGATCAAGCGGCTCAAGGTGCGCTACAAGAAGTGGCTCCGCAAGGGTGGCGCGATCGGCGCGTGGGGCAGCAGTCCGATCAAGTGGAGGACGCCGACGGGTCGCACGAGCCGGGTCGGTCGCCGGGGCGTGGCGGTTTAGATGCCGAAGATCAGGTATTCAGATCAGGTCGTCTCGCCGGTCAAGGCGAAGATCATCGCGCAGGCAAACGCGATCATCCGCGAGTACCAAGCGCAGGGCTTCACGCTCACGCTCCGGCAGATTTACTACCAATTCGTCGCGCGCGATCTCATCCCCAACCGCGTGCAGGAATACAAGCGGCTCGGCGGCATCATCGACGATGGCCGCATGGCGGGTCTCATCGATTGGGACGCGATCGTGGACCGCACGCGCGAACTTGAGAAGGTCTCGCATTGGGACGATCCGGCCGACGTGGTGAAGTCGGCGGCGTCCTCGTTCCGCATCGACAAGTGGGCCGAGCAGGGCAAGCGCATCGAGGTGTGGGTCGAGAAGGAGGCCCTCGCCGGGATCATGGAGCGCGCCTGCGTTCCGCTCGACGTGCCGTACCTGTCCTGCCGGGGCTACGTGTCGCAGTCCGAGATGTGGGGCGCATCGATCCGGCTCCGCGCCTTCGAGCGTGCCGGGCAGAAGGTCACGATCCTGCACTTCGGCGACCACGATCCGAGCGGCATGGATATGAGCCGCGACATCGAGAACCGCCTCGGCATCTTCGGGGTGCGGGCGCTCGACTTCCGCAGGCTTGCGCTCAACACCGATCAGATCGAGCGGTACAACCCGCCGCCCAACCCCGCGAAGGTGACCGACTCGCGCTTCGAGGCGTATGAGCGCGAGTACGGCGATGAGTCGTGGGAGTTGGACGCCCTCGACCCCAACGTGCTCGTCGGTCTCGTCCGGCGCGAGGTGCTCGAACTGCGCGATCAGGATGCGTGGGATGAGGCGGTCACGAAGGAAGAGGACGCGCGCGCCCGGCTCCGCGTGGCGGCCGAGCAATGGGGCGACATCGCCTCGACGCTCGACGAGGACCGCGTGGAGGAGGAGATCGAGGAGGGCACGGCCGAGCGCAAGGCCGAGGACGAGGAGGCCGACCGGCTCATGGAACTCGCGGACGGCGACGACAGTTGACGACGAGTATATGAGCCATATACTTCTCGCAACTCGGAAGGGAGGCAGGGCGTGAAGCATCTCGTCGGACTGTTCCACAACGAGCGACCCCGGCGCTGCCCCGACTGTAAGCACCTCGACCATCACACGATCGAGTGGGGCGAGCGCCCGTGCTTCTTCATGGACCCGACGCAGCCGGACGGCTTCTGCAAGTGCGGCCGCGACCGCGCGCCGAGGAACGCGCAGGAGTACGTCGAAGCCGTCCTGCCGCCCGAGGTGAAGCCGCTCCGATCCGTGTGCGGCATCTGCGAGTTCTCGATCGTGCGCGAGTCCACGCTCAGGGGGTGGGAGCACGCGCTGCCCAAGCAGATCACGGTCGAGTTGACGCAGGCCGAGATCATCGAGCGCGGCCGTCTCATGGAGCGGTGGCTCAAGTCCACGACCTCGCACAACGCGATGCCGGGATGGGAGGGCGGCGATGATCGCGACTAACGAGGAGCGTTCCACGCAGGACCTTGTGGACCGCCGCGATTGGCTCGCGAAGCAACGCACGAAGGCGCGCGGCCGCGTGGAGACGTGGCAGAAGCGCGCCAACCTCATGACCGCCGAGATCGTCTCGATCGAGCGGCTCCTCGTGCAGCGCGGGATCGTGCACTCGCAGGCGATGCTCGGGCAGCACATCCTCGATCTCGTCGCCGACGGGCGCACCAACCCCGAGATCGCCGAGGCGCTCGGCTACTCGACTGACTACGTGAAGAACACCCTCGACGCACTCTTCGAGGCGGCCGGGGTGGACTCGCGCGCGGCGCTCGTCGCGCACGCCTTCCGCTCGGGGAGGCTCAGGTGAAGCGAGGACTCGCGACCACGCCCGACAAAGAGGTGGACCTCCTCCTCGACCCCGAGGTCAAGGTCGTGTCGCCGCTCATCGATCTCGAAGTCTCGCTCGCGATCCTGCCCGAGGTGCATCGTCGCATCCGGCGGCTCATGGAGATCAAGGGCCTCGGCGAGATGATGGTCCGCGCGCACCTCAAGGACCGCGAGGGCAGGCAGCGCGTGTACGGCGCGACCGTGTACGGCCTCAAGGATGGCGCGTGGCAGATGGAAGAGTGGGAAGCCCGCGCGCTCCTCAAGTTCCTCACGACCTACGTCGGCGACGACTTCACGCAGGAGCAACTCGACAAGGCGATCGCGGACACGGCGGTCGAGTTCGCGCTCAAGTGCTCGCACGACGGCCACGAGTGGATGGCGTTCCCGGCCTGCCCGAAGTGCGGCAAGCCCCCGGTGCGCCTCGTCGTGAATCACACCGGCATCAACGCGATCTACAAGGTCGCGCGCAAAGAGGTCAAGGAGAAGATCGACACGCTCCGCCGCAGGGCCGAGCCAACGGTCGAGATCAAGACGCGCTAGAGTCTGCGGACTCGGAAGGATAGGAGACCAACGATGGCGATAGAGGAACGCGAAACCGATAGTGAGCGCAGGGAAAGCGCGCTCGCGATCATCGAGGGACAGTTCACGCAGATCGCGCGCGACCCCGACCTCATCATCCGCGACGGCGAGCGCGCCGCGAAGGCGCTCAACGCGGTCATGGACCGCAAGCCGCTCAAGGAGCGGGTGATGATGAACAACGAACGCTACCTAGAGTTCGAGGATTGGTCGCTCGTCACCACGTTCTTCGGCCGCGCGATCGCGACACCGATCGACGAGACGCGCTTCATCGACCTCGGCACCATCGAGATCGTGCCCGGCAAGCCCGTCCACGTGTACGGCTACGAGGCCGTGGCGTACCTCGTGGACATCCGCACGGGCAGGCGCACCGACATCTCCGCCTCGATGACGTGCCTCACCGACGAGCCGAAGTGGCGCGAGAAGAACAAGTACGAGTGGGTGGACGACACGCCCGAGGCGATCGCGGGGCGGCCTGTCGATCGGCGCTCCACGTTCGAGGACAAGGGCGAGCGCCGCAAGCGCGCGAAGGTGCTCATCGGCACCGACCCCGTGCCTCTCTTCCAACTGCGCTCAATGGCGCAGACGCGCGCAGGCTCGAAGGTCGCGCGCCTCAACTACTCATGGGTCGCGGTCCTCGGTGGTCACTCGCCGACGCCCGCCGAAGAGGTCGCCGAGCAAGGCCCGCCCGACAACGGCGATCCGGTGAAGACCGAGCAACTCGAACCGATCTCGAAGGCGTGGAAGATGCTCGTCGATGCGGAGGACCCGGCCGCGAAGAAGACGATCGATGATGTCAAGAAGGTGCTCCGTGGTCTCGGCTATCGGGGCACGGCGGCGAAGGACCTATGGGCCGACTTCGCCTCGCGCGGAGCCGACGACGTGCAGGCCATCCGCATCGCCATCGGGATCGAGAAGCCGCCGGAGTTCGAGGAGCCGAAGAACGGCAACGGCAAGAAGACCGAGGCCCTCTTCCCCGAGGAGAAGAAGTGAGGCGGCAACGCTTCGAGGTCCGCGAGTTGGGCTACCGCTTCGTCGAGGGTGACTCCGCGCTCGTCGTGTTCTGTCGCGGCGCGTTCGAGTGGGTCTTCTGCGATTGGCTCAAGTGGGTGCGCGGACGACACCCGGCAACGCAAGCCGAGTTCGAGGCGGCCGCGTGGGAGTATCTCGATCAGGTGACCGCGCCGTGATGCGCGCGTCGGAGATATGGAGACTCCGGGCCGAGGCCGCCGAGGGCACGCTCGACGAGGCGTCGGGGGTCGTGGGCGATCTTCTTCGCAACGCGAGCGAGATGCGCCTCATGCTCGCGGCGATCCTCAAGGTGACCGGGCCGGTCACGATCTCGCCGCTCGTATTCGAGCGGTTGGACAAGGACACGACGTGCATCGTGCGCACGACCTCGCTCGAAGGTCGCATCACGTTCCGCGTAATCGAAGAGGAGGCAGGGTAATGGCGGTCGAGGTACAGGTCCTACAAGAGGGTCCACGGGGTTGCGGGTACAGGAAGGGCGGGGGCCTCTATCTCATGAGCGGCGGGCTAGGCGAGCCGTGTGAGCGGCTACCGCTGCCCGTGGTGGAGTGCCCGACGTGCAGGCGCGGGATCAAGCCCGCGCGCGGCTTCGCGTGGATCGACGGCGAGGAGTTCTTCGGCCACGTCAAGCACGGCACCGAGCAACACGACCGGCGCTGCCCGCTCGGATCGCGCCGCTCGACCGAGATCAAGGGCGAGGGCTACGTCCGCACGGTCCTCGATGACGACGGCAAGGACCTCACGAAGGTCGGCCTCCTGTGGATCGGCGAGAAGTTCTACCCGACGGTCGCGCACTTCACCGAGGAGGCGGCGCGCATGGGCGTGAGCCGCCGCATCTCGCAGGTGCCTCGCGACTTCGAGGTCGGCAAGACGTGGGTCTTCCTCGGTCACCGGAAGGCGATCATGGCGATCGTGGACAACAAGGAACTCGGGCGCGGCGAGGTCAAGTTCACGCCCGGCATCTTCCGGGTGTTCAAGCCCGAGCGCATCGAGTACGTGGTGAAGGGCGATGAGACCGAGGAGGAACTTGAGGCGCTCGTGAAGCGCGGACTCACGCCGGTCAAGGTCGAGCACCTCGATCCCACGCCCGAGCAGGTAGAGTCCGGCCTCGTGCCGGTCAACGGCGAGGAGGTCGATGATGGCGAATAAGAGACCGACCGACGACGAGATCGGCGAGGAGATCAATCTCGCGGTCAAGAAGCAGGACGAGGGCGGATCGAATTGGCCGGGGATGTCATACGAGGACGGCGTGCAGGCCGCGCTCGATTGGGTCCTCGACGCCGACAAGGAGCGTCCGATGGAGGGCGCGGACAAGAGTGACGAAGAGGACGATGAGTAAGGCGTTCGGCGGCATCCTCGCCCTGCTCGTCATGGTCTTCACCGTGGGGATCGCGGTCGCGTTGTTCATCGACACGGCGCTCCTCGTCGCCGACGAGTACCTCATCGCCGCACTCATCGCGATCGCGGTCGTGCTCGCGATGATCCTCGGCACGCACGCAGCGCGAGAGGAGCGCGTATGACGTGCTCCTTCTGCGGCAGCCCGATCCCTGCCGTCGGTCGCGACAACATCGTCTGCCTGCGCAGCCTCGGCGAGGTCTCGCACTTCGACAAGGGCGTGTGTCTCGACGAGCACATCAAGACCGTGCACCTCGGCCGCCCGATCGAGGACCGGCCCGATCTCCTGCCGATGGGGCGGCGATGAATCCCACCACGACCCTCGACGTTCGCAACTGCCGGTGCGGGCAGGATCACGTCGATCTGCCGCTCGGCGAACTGCTCACGCCGCGCGAGGTGGTGGACCCGCGCGATCGGCGGCGCATGATCCTCGCGCGCTACATCGCCCATTGCCCGGTCGCGGGTTATGCGATCTACGCCGAAGCACCGAAGGAAGGAGGAGAGACCGTGCAGGAGAAGAAGACCACGCAGCCCGGCACCAACGAGTCCGGCACCGAGACCGAGAAGCCGAGCGAGCGGATCACCGGCAAGACCACCGAGAAGACCTCGGAGAAGACGACCGAGGTCGAGGACGAGACCGGCAAGGACGAGAAGACGACCGACGACGACAAGGGCAGCGACTAAGCCGCGCTAGGGGAGAGGGTTGTGTGGCAGGGGCCGGGGTGCGCCGAAGAACGGTATCGCCCCGGCCCTTTGCTATGGTCGGCCGACCTCGGGGGTGACAGAAATCGCCGCCCGAAGTTATCGACATTGTGGAGAAGTGTGTGGACAACTCGGCCGCCCGAGCACAAAGCGATGTTGACGAGATTGTGGAGCCATTGGGGATGCAGCGCGAGTTATCCCGGCGCACGATACCGCCGCGTGCGCAAGCGACCCAACGTACCAAGAGGACGAAGGACGAGGTTGAGCCGCCTCGGCGGCTCGCCATTCAGACAACGCTTTGGCCCGATGAGGAGCCGGAACAGATCGTCGGCCACGCGGTCGAGTTCCTCAGAAGAGAGGACGGGGTGTACCTCACGGTCTGCAAGACGCACTCACGGGACTGCCTCGGTCGAAGGAATCCGTGCGCGTGAGTAAGCGCGCTATCGCGCCCGCACCGAGCAACCCGCGCGATGACTTCTCCTACGAGGTCGCGGGCGCGTGGGCTGCGCTCTCGCCCTTCAAGAAGGAGGTCGGGATCGCGGTCGAGCGATGGCGTCTCTTCTACGAGAAGGGCATGGACCCCACGCTCCTGTACTACGCGGTCGCGACCTTCGCGGCGCAGGCGAAGGACGATCGCCACCCGAGCGCGCCGTACCACGCGGTCGCGTTCACCGAGGAGGTCGCGCGGATGTTCTGCGCGAAGATCGGCGAGGTCGAGCGCGAGATCAGCAAGGCCGAGCGCGACAACGTGATCGACCTCGGCACCCGGCGCAGCGTGCAAGGGCTGCACGATCTGCGCTCCTCGATCGCGCTCATCACGGAGCGTAGAATGCGCGAACACTCGGAAGGAGGAGATCATGGGAAGCACGAAGGTTGAGTTCGTTCGCGATCTCAAGGCCGCATCCGTGCCGCTGCGCTACCTCGATCACAAGGCCGAGGTCCTCAAGCGCGCGCAGCGCGGCCACTATCACGACTTCGAGACCACGATCGCGACACCCAAGATCGCGCTCGACCGCGACCTCCGCGAGATGGGCCTCATCGATCTTGCGGACAAGGTGCGCAACGGCGACTACGACGAGCCACGCCGATGACGAAAAACTGCGATCAAACCGGCTGCACTAATCCGGGCGCGTTCCGCTACACGTGGCCGGGCAAGAACGAGGCGATCATCTGCGAGAAGGACGTGACGCGACTCCTCACCATCGCGGACGCGATGGGCCTGCACCTCCAAGTGATCCCGCTATGACGATCGCGCTCGTCGCGACCGGCTCCCTCGTTCCGACGTGGAACGTGCAACGAACTCGCGTCGGCGCAGCGAAAGGCACCCTGCCTCCCCTGCGAAACGGCGGAGCCGGTCTCGACGCTCGCGATCGGGGTGAGCGGAGCGCACCCTCGTCTCTTAGACTCGGTGCGCAACCGAGGGCAACGGCGGCGGGTAGCGGAGTTGGTCTCCCTTCCGAGGTCACGCTTTCGCCGGGACCCGCCGCCACCTCGGCCTCTTGATCCTCTCGTGGTCATCCGCCGGGACTCTCGAATGGCTCGCCTTCATCTTCCTCATGGTGATGATCTTCGTGGGCCTCGACCAACTCGTCGCGATGCGGTGGCCGAAGGATGAATCGCTACCCCCCGCGCGCTCGCAAGATCATCGCGCCGCCGAGCCGCGATCCCAACGCGCTCTACGTCGTCGAGATCGCGCCCGGCGAGCACTCCGCACCGATGAGTTGGGACGACGCGATGAATGAGTGGAAGGTCGCGTGCGCGATGGTGCCGGGCGCGACCGTGCGGCCGTGGGAGTTCGTCAAGGAAGAAGACGAGCGAAGAAAAGAGGAGGCGACCAAGTGAAACTCTCGACGATCGGGATGGACAAGGACGAGGCCCGCGAGGCGTACAAGATGTACCGGGCGAGCAAGGCGAAGGGTCTCGCGAGCGCGGAGGATCAGCAGATCGCGAGGGGCTACCGCGCGATCGCGCTCGGCAAGCGCGTGGTCTCGCTTCGGCAACTCATGGCCGACGCCGGTCTCGACAACGAAGGTCTGCCGCGTCTCGCGATCGCGCGCGCGGACGCGCGCAAGATCACGTGCACCGTCAACCTGCGCGGCTCCATCGCGATGTCCTCGGGATCGAAGAAGGGCGAGCACTTCTCCTTCGGCGAGGGCACGATCACGGGGAGACTGCCGCAAAGCCTTGTCGATTGGAACGAGTGGAACCGGCGCAACTCCGGCAACACGCAGACGTGGCACACCGTCGATGCCACGGCGATCGTGCCGGTGGTGCCGCCCGACATTCGCCCCGAGGACCTCACCAAGCACCACGTCCTCTTCGAGGTGGAGAAGTGGCACATCACCTCGCAGCCCGGAGCGCCGCGCGCGCCGCGCGACCCGGCGCTCCTGCGGCAGATCACGGCCGACCTCTTCGTCGTCGTCGCGACGTGGGACCTCACCGATCTCGAAAGGGCCGTGCTCGACACGACGCGCCGCAATGGATAAGAAGAAGGGCAAGGGGAGCGTCCGCAAGGTCTACATCGTGCGCTGCGAGCAACACGGCAAGGACCTCCCCGACGAGAACGGCAACAAGTATCACGGCTCGCAGACGAAGGCCGAGCGGGTCGGCGTGGATCACATCTTCGAGGCCAAGCACATCACGCTCTCCTCGAAGCGCGTGCGGATCAAGCGCACGGTCACGGTCGAGATCGCGGAGGAACTCAAGGGGTGATCGTCCTCAACACGATGAGCGTGGGCGAGATGGGCCGCAAGACGGCGACGATCCTCGTGCAGACCGAGGCCGCGCATCGCTGCGACTCGTGCGGCAAGGCGATCAAGGTCGGGCAGCCCGCCTACTTCTCGTGGGACGTGTACGGCGCGTACTTCACGCACCGGGACGTGTGCAAGGTGAGGAACCTGCACGACCGCAAGCCGACCGTCGCGGTCCCGGCGCGCGTCGAGGGTCCGCTCACCATCCTGCCGATCGCGGACAAGCGCAAGCGCGGCGCGCCGAAGAACGTGTGGCAGGCCGAGCGCCTCGGGTGGGACGGCAAGCCTCTTGCCTAACCGCACGACTCGCATGGAGGCGCTCTACGCCGAACTCCCCGAGATCGAGTGCAAGAAGAGGTGCACCCTCGCGTGCGGCCCGATCATGATGTCGCGATGGGAGTTCGAGCGGATCGGCAAGCCCGGCCCGGTCGGCGAGGACGCGCTCTGTCCGCTCCTCACGGTCGAGGGCGAGTGCAGCGTCTACGAGAAGCGGCCGATGATCTGCCGCCTGTGGGGTCTGACGCGCCTCATGCGCTGCCCGCACGGCTGCACGCCGTCCCGGTGGCTCACCGAGATCGAGACCTTCGGCTTCCTTGAACGTGCCCGGCAGATCGGTGGATCGGATCACAACGGCACCTCGACACCCGAGACGCTCGCGATGGCCCTAGCGTCACGCCGATGACGACGACCTTCGAGAACGAGACGAGCAAGGCGACCGAGCACGCGGTCCTCTCGATCATGCGGCGCGCGTGGGGCCTCGACCGCTTCCGTCGCCTCCCCGAGTTCGAGGCCGCCGACTACGCGATCGAGAAGCGCGACGGCGAGCAGATGGTGGTCGAGGTCAAGGGCCGCACGCGCAAGTACCTCGACTCACTCTCGGTGGAGATCGCGGAGAAGAAGATCAGGGCGCTCGAAGACCTCGCGCAACGCTACGGGGTCAAGGGCGTTCTCGTGTTCGTGATGCTCGTCGATCGCAGCGTGTGGTGGATCGAAGTCGAGAAGGTGCGCAGGGTCGAGACGCGCTACATCGGCGGCCGCAAGCCCCGGCCCGGATCGGCGAACGATCAGGAGGTCATGGTCGCCATCCCGATCGCGGCGCTCACCGGCTTCTCGGGCGAGTGGCTCGACGGTGGCGTGGCCGACGCCGCGATCGCGTGGAACATCGAGCACCGGAATGGGTGAGGTCGTGATGCGCGGCGGCCGCGCCATGTACCTCGTCAATGGGCGCGAGTTGGACATCGTGATCGAGGACGGGAAGCCACGCATCACGTGCCTCGACGGTACGACGCGGCACGGCGATCTCATGGTGGTGGCGAAGGGCGCGTATGGCGTGCCTAGCCTGTGGTACGCCCGGTGCTCGAACTGCGGCGTTGAGGTGCAGGTGCCCGAGGGCTATGGCGATCTCTCGGTGCCGATCTACCCGCGTGGTCTCGCGTGAGGCGCGACGTGAGGCGCGACGGCGCGTGCGAGGCCGACGAGTGCCACGCCCTCCCGAAGAAGGCCATCCTCTTCCGGGGCGAGGTGTGCGTCGTCGCCTGCGATGAGCACGAGGCCACGCTCATCGCGTTCGCGAAGACGATTTGGCCCGGCCCGTTCGAGGTCGTCGATATGGCGAGCATCTTGTCGTGAGCGCGATCGCGCGCGACTTCTCGGTCTACGTCCTCGATCCCGACATCCTCGAACGCGACTTCACCGACCACGTGCGCCGTCTTGCGATCGAGGGCGGGTGGCTGTTCTATCACACGCATGACTCCCGGCATTCGTCGGCAGGCTTCTACGACTGCGTGATGATCCGGGGCGGCGTCGAGATTCACGCCGAACTCAAGAAGAAGGGCGGCAAGACCACGACCGAGCAGGACAAGTGGATCAGCGCAGGCCGGATGGTGGCGCGCGGATCGAGCGGCGCGCTTGAGGTCTACGTGTGGTGGCCCGCCGACTTCGAGCAGATCGCGCGCCGCCTCCTGCGCGATGTGCCGCTCTAGGTGGCGCGTGAGCAACCGATGTCTCACGGCCTCGACACGCAGGAGATGGACCGGCGTGACGCGCGCGAGCGCAAGGAGCACGGCGGCAGGCGCGAGCCGAACGGCCGCTGCCCGTACTGCGGGGGCAGCCCGGTCCACGTGACGAACAGTCGAGTCGCCGAGGACGGCGTGGTGGTCAACCGGCGGCGTGGGTGCGGCGCGTGCGGCAAGAGGTGGAGCACGGTCGAGGCCCCGGTCGGGATCGCGGTCGCGGACAAGGCCGAGCACATCACGAAGGTCCGGCAAGAGGCGAGGCGGCTCGTGCGGAGCCTGTTGGAAAGGTTGGGCGATGAGGGATAAGGACGACGTGTTCACGTTCGACGCCGAGGCGGCGTGCGGGTGCGGCGAGATGTCGCTCCGAGGCAAGCAGACGATCCGCACGCTCGACGTGTGGCGCGAGGCGATCACGGCGGCGGGGCACCGGATGGGGCGACCGTGCTTCGTGCCCGAGGCGACCGTGCCGACCGAGCGCGCGCGGCTGCGCGATGCGCTCGTCGAGATCGTCAAGGCGTTCAACGACGAGGCGGCGGAAGGCAACCCGACGATCCTGCGGACCTACATCCTGCAACCCGCGATCGATGCGGCCGCCGCGCTCCTCGAAGACCGTCCACCGGCTCCGCCCGTGCGCGAAACGGACGCGCTCGATCGCACGGGCATCTTCGCGCCGCAGGCCGAGGAGCATGACTGAGGGTCGTGACACGCTCGCTCGCCTGCTCCATGATGTAGCGCCATGAGCGGCGAAGCGCGTGAGGGGATGCGGTCGTGCCCGGCCTGCTTTCGTCAACATCACACGCAGGCGTGGGAGTGCGCGGCGTGCGAGCGGCGCTTCATCTGCGACACGCAGTTCGTCACGACCAAGACCTACGGAGGTACGACGATCCGAGCGCACATCCGACCGGGGAATCTGGACGCACTCGGCGAAGCCTGTGGGCCGATGATCCCCACAACGCCCCTCGTGAGCATGACGGTGCTCGCGAAGGCGAAGGAGCGGGCCGGTGTCGCATGAGCCGCGCGTCGGCCACCGGATCATCGAGACGTTCGTGACCACCGAGAAGCAATGGGTGCGGTGCTCGTGCCACACCCTCGCGATCTTGGACCGCGTGCCCGGTGAGCCTGCACGCAAACTCGGCGACTTCATGTGCAACGGCACGGAGATCGCGCTGCGGTACACGCAGCCGACGGTGGTGAAGTAGTGGCGGGAGCGACGGGGCGCTGCACGTGCGGCGCGCTCGCGGTGGCGCAGAAGAAGGACGAGCCGGGCATCCCCGCGCCCCGGCAGGTGGGGTCGTTCGATCTCGCGAAGACCCCCGATGAGGACGCCGCCTCGGCGACCATCACCGTGCACTACTTCGACAACCGGCCGTGCCGCAGGTACGACCCCGAGGACCGGGCGCGGATGCTCGCGCGCGGCGAGCGGCTCCCGACGTGAGAGACGAGGCATGGCTGCACTTCGACCGGCCCAAGCGCGCGGTCCACATCTTCGGGGCCACGTGCTGCAAGGAGCACAAGACCAAGATCAGCGTGTGCGATACCTACGCGAAGGGGAAGATGGTGAGGGAGATCGACGGCATGACCTACGAGGAGTGGTGCAAGACGACCGGCCACCCGTTCCCGCCGGAGGCGACGACGTGAAGACGATGGAGCGCACCGAGAAGAAGCCGCGCGCGATGCTTGAGGTCGGCGTCGAGGGCGATCTCTTCCGCGTCCACGACGAGACGCCGCAATGCCGGGCGGCGGGCTGCGTGGTCGCGACCGACGCGGCGATCGACCGAGCGGTGAGCGCGCTCAAGGCGAGGGGCAAGTCCGGCCCGCGCGACTTCCCGCCGTGATCGAGACCGCATCGATCTAGCCCGCGCGACTACGCTCCATGCAGCGGCGCGCGATCAGCGCGCAGAAGGAGCAAGCAATGGGGTCATGTTGGAACGGGTGGATGTGTGTCTTCGGTCACGCTTGGGGATCGACGGTCCTCGGCACGTGCTCGTATCCGAGCGCGCCGAACGTCCACAAGAACATCTACGGCTGTACGCGATGCTGCGCCCGTACTTCCTGCTAAGGATCGCGCGATGGGTGCTCGACCGCGTGCCATCGCCCGAGGGGTGCGGGTGCGCCGGTCGCAAGCGCGCGTGGATCAAGTGGATCGACGCGCACGACGGGGCGTCACCCACGTAGTACGCTCGCGGCCATAGCGACCGCGACACGGGGCCGTGGCAGGCCACCCGGCCCCGTCGATCTGAGCCATGAACTCGTCGCCGAGATCGTGAACCTCATCGAGCAGGGCACGTTCCCGCTATCAGCCGCGCGCGCCTGCGGCGTCCCGAAGCGCACGTGGTACAGGTGGCTCGCTCAGGGTGAGGACGAGAAGGCGCATCCCAATATCCGGCATTTGTGGCACGCCGTAGAAAAGGCGCGCGGCCGCCTCGCCTCGAAGTTGTACTCGACGATCAAGGACGCGGCGCTCGGGCACGAGGTCGTCATGCGCGACAAGCAGGGCAACCCGATGTTCGAGGAGAAGAACGGCAAGCCGGTGCCGCTCATGGAGCACGTGCCGGGCAATTGGATCGCGGCCTCGCGCGCGCTTGAGTCGCTCGTGCCCGACGAGTTCCTCCGGCAGACCGGCGGAGGCCCGGCCGGTGCGGCGGCCGAGGGCGAGATCGCGCCGACCGAGTTCGAGATCGTGTACCTCGCGAGCAACCGCGACCCGAAGGAGATGGCCGAGATCGAGAAGCGGGTGCAGGAAAGGGCGGGCCGGGCATGATCGAGCGGTGGCTTCTCGATCGGCCGTGGACCGCCGTCGTCATCGGCCTAGTCCTCTACGCCGTGAGCCGCGCATGAGAGACGACGAGCAGACGCAACTCCTCGCCATCTCGATCGCGGCCTCGCACGACATCTCCTATGTGGAGGCGCGCGCGCTCATCGATCGCATCCGCAAGGAGCAACTCCTCTCGGTCGCGCAGATCGCGCAGCGCATCTCGAATGGGCAACGCTTCGCGTCGAGTGGCGTGCCGATCAAGCGCGTCACGGTCGAGGCCAACCGTTCGTGCGGCGCGTTCGTGCTCGTGTACGCCCTGCTCCTCATCGTGATCGTGGGCACGTTGTTCGCGCGGTGCGGCCCGAGCACGATCGCGCCTGCCCCGAGTTTCCAAGTATCGCCATCAATACTTAGAACTGCGCCTCTCATCCCGCCCGTCACCACCACACCGAGCCGACCGTGAGCACGATGCCGCGTCTCGAATGCTCTCCCGAGACGCGCATCCTGCTCCTCGACGGTCCACTCGCAGGTGCGCGGACGCTCGTGATGGAGCACGTCAAGGAGGGCGAGCGGGTCGCGGTGCCGATGCCGGGCTTCGAGGGGATCACGACCTACGTCGTCACGCGCGTCTTCGCGACCTACTGCGCCGAGTGCGAGCGGCTCCACCGGAAGGCGGTGGCGCTGCACGTAGCGGGCAGCGTGCTCGCGTGATCGACTACGCCGAACTGCGCAGGCGCGCGGAACTCCGGGCCGAGACTCGGCGGCCCCCACGACCACCCTTCGAGGCCGCGCCGTATCGAGACGGCCGGAAGGTCTGCCCCATGTGTGGCGAGATCGCGCCCGGCAAGCGGGGATGGTGGCACCCCGCGTGCGTCGAGATGTGGCACTACATCGCGTTCCCGCAGAACGCGATCTCGCTCTTGGTCAAGGCGCACGGTCGCATTTGTTGGGAGTGTCGTAAGCGCGGCGAGGGCCTCATCTATCCGCTCGAACTCGAACACGTCAAGCCCCTGTGGAGCCTGAGCGCGACCGAGAGGCTCGAACACAAGTGGTGGCTCCCCTTCAATCTTCAACTCCTGTGTCGTGACTGCCACGCGCTCAAGACCGCGCGCGAGGCGAAGGAGCGGGCCGCGATCGCGAAGACGGCACGCATGGAGGCGTCGGGACAGGTCGCGCTCCTGTGAGCCTCAAGCCCGGCGGCGAGTTCGATCAACGCATCCCGCCGACCGGGCGCGTCTACCCGGAGTGGATGTTCGACCGCAACGAGCGCGAACTCGAAGCCGCCGGGTGGCGCTGCGTGGACATCGACATCGGGAGCGAGCCGCGCGATCCCTCCAACGAGTTCCTTCAAGCGATGGTCGAGGCGGCCGCGCGCAAGCGACTGCGTGATGCCGGTGCCTAGAACGAAGAAGACCGTCGATCTCGGCGCGCTCTCATGGGAGGACTACTCCGATGAGGAGATCAGGCTCGCGCTCCAAAAGCAGGGCTACCGAGTCAGCGATCCCAACCGCGAGATCGTGCCGGTGCGGATACACGACGGGCAGCGGCGCGCGCTCCTTTCCAAAGCGCGCCGCACGTACCTGTTCGCAGGCTCCGGCGGTGGTAAGACAACGATCGGCCCGCATTGGCTCTTACCACGGATCAAGAAGGCGATGGGGTGGCCGCTGCGCACGCGCAACTTCCTCGTCGCGGCTCCGACCACCGACCTCCTGTTCCCGGCCTACGCCGAACTCGCGCCGTGGCTGCGCCGTCTCGGCGATCCGCGCTACGGCGACGGCAAGGACGGCTTCGTGCGATCGACGAAGACGTGGCACCTCAAGGGCGGCATCCTCATCCGCTTCCGCTCGCTCGACAACCCCGGCTCGATCGAGGGTGTGCACTACCGCGCCGCGTGGGTGGATGAGGGCGGGCAGATCGACGACAAGACGCACTCCACGGTCCTGCGTCGTCTCGCCTTCCACCTCGGCGATCTGCTCGTCACGACCACGCCCTATGTGAGCGAGGGGTGGACGTTGCAGGTGGTGCAGGACTTCCGGCGCAAGGCCGACCCCGAGATCGAGGTCATTCACTTCCCGTCGGTCATGAATCCCATGTACCCGCGCAAGGAGTTCGAGCGCCTCATGGAGACCGAGCCGTGGTGGCGCTTCGCGATGTTCTACCTCGGTCTCCTGTCCAAGCCCGAGGGCGCGGCGTGGCCGAACTTCGACGAGGACGTTCACGTGATCGAGGAGTTCGAGCCGCTACCGGGGTGGCACGTGTACATGGGTCTCGACTTCGGGTCGGCTCACCCGACCGCGATCGTGTGGGGTGCATGGAGTCCCGAGACCAATCGCCTGTACATCTTCCGCGAGCACGTCGAGTCCGGCATGAGCGTGAGCGATGTCGCGCGCGTGATCCTCACGCGGCGGCCGCGCCTCATCTTCGCGGACCCGAGCGCGGCGCAGATCATCAACGAGTTGCGCACCGTGCATCGCCTGCCGGTCACGACCGGCGACGATCTGCCGAGCGCGAAGATCATCCCCGGCCTCGCGAAAATCAAGATCAACGACATAAAGGGCGGGGTCGCAGAAGTCTATGGACGCCTGCAACAACGTCGCCTACTCTTCCTGCGAGGCCGTTGCCCGAAAGTGGTAGCAGGCGTCGAGCGCGCGCGATGGGCCGAAGGCACCGGCAAGGAGCAGTTGGTGAAGAAGGACGACGACGAAGCCGATGCTCTCCGCTACCTCGCGATGGGTCTCTCGGCCTTCGGTCGGACCCGACCCCTGCGGGCACCGGCAGGCGACACATCGGTACGCCGCGATCGCAGCCGACCCGAGACCGCCGGTCTCCTGACGAAGCAATGGTGATCCGCTAGTGGCCGTGCGCGACATCAACGCCGCGCACATCGCGCGCGATCCCGAGGGCCGCAAGGTGATCCCGATGCAGGAGAGTGTCCGGCGTCCGAGCGCACCACTCGGCGAGCGCGGCCGCACCGGCACCCAAGCCTTCCACGGCTTCATCGCCACCGACGAGTACGTGCCGGAACTCACCGGCCTCTCCGGGCTGCGCACCTTTGACAAGATGCGCCGATCGGACGGCATGGTGAAGGCGGTGTTGCGCGGCCTCATGATGCCGCTCCTCTCCGCCGAGTGGGAGATCGTGCCCGCCGACGACGATGAGAAGAACACCGAGATCGGCGAAGAGATCGAGGACGGTCTCTTCGAGGGCCTCACGACCTCATGGCAGGACACGCTCAGGCAAATCCTCTCGTTCCTGCCCTTCGGCTTCGGCGTGTTCGAGACCGTGTTCGAGGTGCGCGATGTAGACGGCGAGCAAAAGTTCATGCTCCGCAAACTCGCGCCGCGCTTGCAGAAGACGATCCTCAAGTTCAACACGGCCGACGACGGCGGCCTCGAAACCGTCACGCAGTCCACGTATGGATCGCGCGGCTTCGAGAACATCGACATCGACATCGGCCGCCTGCTCGTGTTCGTGAACGAGAAGGAGGGCGCGGATTGGATGGGTCTCTCCGTCCTGCGCCCGGCGTACAAGCATTGGTGGATCAAGGACACGCTCTACCGCATTCAGGCGATGGCGGCCGAGCGGTGGGGCGTCGGCATCCCGAGCGTCACGCTACCGCCGGATCAAAGCGACGATGACAACGTGCGCAAGGCGGAGAACATCCTCGCGAGCCTGCGCGCGCATGAGCGCGGCTACGTCGTGTGGCCCGCCGGGTATCTCTTCTCGCTCATCACGTCCTCGCAGGGCGGCGGGCAGCAGATGGACCTCCTGCCGATGATTCAGCACCACGACCGCATGATCGCGGTCGCGATGCTCGAACAATTCCTCACGCTCGGCTCGAACGACGTGGGGTCGTGGGCACTCAGCGCCGATCAGTCGGGCCTCTTCCTCATGGTCGAGCAGTCGATCGGCGACTACGTGTGCGACATCATCAACCGGCACCTCATTCCTCGGTGGGTTGATTACAACTACGCGGGCGTAAAGGAGTACCCAAAACTCAAGGTCACCAAGATCGAGACCCGCAAGGCGGTCGAACTCCTGTCGGGTCTCGCGAACGCCGCGAACGCGGGCCTCATCACGCCCGACGACGACATCGAGGACGACCTCCGCGAGATGAACGGCCTCCCGCTCCTGCCGCGCGATGCGAACGGCGACGTGATCCGGCCGGAGATGCCCGCCGGGATGATGCCGCCCGGCGTGCAAGACACGATGCCGCAACTCGGAGGCGCGACGACGCCGCCCGGTCAGCCACCGAGCGGAGCCGCCACCAACCCGAGCGCCACGAAGGGGCAGCCGATGTCGCCCGCGCCGCCCGGTGCGCGCCTCAACAGGCGGCGCACGCGCAGGTACGCGGTCAGGAGCGAACTCGACGCGGAACTCGACGGCCGCCCGGCGGCGCATGAGGTGCCCGATCCCGCGACCGAGACCGGCCCGCTCGTGCCGCTCCTCACGGTCGCGTCCGACTACGCGAGCGAGAACGCGCAGATCGCGCGCAACGCCGCGATGGACGAGGCGAAGGCCCCGCACGCCTTCCACTCCGCGCGCTTCACCACGGCCAACGGGCACCCGCGCTGCCTCATGTGCGGGCTTGAGCCGATGAACGAGGACGCGCAGGGCGATCTCCACACCTCCTATCCGAAGGAGGCGATGCCGTTCGTGTGGTCGCCCAAGCGCGCGCTCACCAAGCCCGAGTCCTACGTGGACTTCGAGGCGCTCGACCGCACCCTCGCGGAGGCGAAGGGCAAGATCAAGGACGGGGCCGAGACCCCGGTGCAGCGGATCATTCGCGATCTCGCCGCGCGCGCGGTGCGTGCGCTCAAGGCGGGCGATCCCTCGATCCTGCAAGCCGACGCGCTCGGCCTCGACACGGGCGAACTCGAAGCCGCGCTCAAGACGCAACTCGACGACCTTTACCGCACGGGCGCGCTGCACGTGAGGGACGAGATCAAGAAGCAGATCGTGGACGTGCGCGGCACGCAGGCGGCGCAGATGACGCGCGAGGCCGCGCTCATCGAGACCTATCGGCACGCCTTCGAGGAGATCACGCGCGCGAGTGCGGACGCGAAGACCGGCGATCGTGTGCTCGAACTCGTCAAGGCGATGGCCTCACGCCCGATCGTGGTGCAGACTGAGGGCGGCAAGAAGCGCGTGGCGTACAAGACCAAGATCGATGAGCACGGAGTCGTCACCGGCATCGAGCCGGTAGAGGAGTAGGCAAATGGCCGAGGGCAAATCGCCCGAACGTCGCGAAGCGCACCTCATCTTCAAGGCGAAGGACGCGCCGAAGTTCGTGCGCGTGAACACGATCGAGGGAGCAGCGAAGGACATCGCGACCGACGACGCCGAGGAGATGGCGGCGCACGGGATCGTGGCCTGCTCGAACTGCGGCGCTCCCAATCACGTCATGCAGTTGACCAACGACGAGCCGCCGTGGGTGCAATGCGGCTGCAACGGTCGGCGCACCGAGGTCACGCTCTCCAAGAGGGGCCGCGACTTCGTGAAGATGACGCGCGACCGGATGATCGAGGCCGTGAACGCGGGACGCGGGGTGCCGAGCCGTGGCTAAGGCGCTCGTGCATCCCAACGTCCGGGTGCTCGCCGACGACGGCGGCGCGAGCGAGCGCGTGATGTTGTTCCGGTGCAGCGACGTGGACGACCTCGACACCCTTGAGGTCGGCGGGTACTTCAAGAAGGTCACGAAGGCGACGGCGGTCTTCTCGCCGAACGCGGCCGGGCCGTTCAACGTGTCGCCCGTCGCGCCGAGCACGAACATCATCCTGACCAACGGCGCGCTACTCAACGACATCGCGTGGGTCCTCGTGCACGGCGTCTCGGCGGTGGCCTAGATGCTCAACTCGGTAGACCCCGGCCGGATCAAGGGCATCGGTCTCGTCGAGGCGTGGCGGCCGCGCGACATCGCGCTCAAGTTCGCGTGGGAGAAGGAAGCGGCGCGCGCGGGCTACTCGCCGATCGAGGCCGACCGGATCGCGCGCGACCTCCTCGCGCGGCGCGGCATCAAGCCCCTGTTCCGGCGCATGAGCATCAACTCGCTCACGCGCGACAACGGCGCGCACGTGATCGGGCAACTCATCTCGGGCAACGGCGGGACCGCCTTCAACAACGCGAACGCGCGCATCTGCGTCGGCACATCCTCGACCGCCAACCCGGTGCCGAACACCTCGACCGCGCTCACGGCCGAGGTCTGCATCGCGATGGACCCGACGTACCCGAGCGTGGGCGCGCCGGGCGTCGGCTCGAACATCGTCACGTGGCGCTCGACCTTCGCGAGCGGTGACGCCAATCAGGCATGGAACGAGTGGGGCATCCGCAACGCGGCGGCGGGAGCGGGCGATCTGCTCAACCGCGCCGTGCAGGCGTTCGGCACCAAGATCGTCGGCGTCGTGTGGCAGATCACGGCCACGATTACGTTCTCCTAGATGGCCGCGCCGATCGCGTCCTTCATTCAACTGCCGGTCGATACCGGCAACACCGGCAAGAAGAACCGCACGCAGACGCGCGTCGTCGGGTCGGACACGACCCACGAGCACTTCTTCATCCCGATCTCCGCGCGCGGCGTCACGGGCGGCTACAAGGCGAGCACGGGTGTCCTCACCGTCCCGGCCGCCGTGCAGAACGGCACGAGCACCGGGTACGCATGGCTCTACAACCCGGTCGGGGCCACGATCAAGATGGCGCTCAAGCGGCTCACGTGGAACGTGCAGTTCATCGCGCTCGCGGTCGATCTCCTCGGCGGCGAACTGCGCTTCCAACTATTCACCTTCACCGGCACGGGATCGGGCACGCTCGTCACTCCGGCGAAGCGTGACACGACCGACGCGGCCGCGCAGGGCAACCTCCGGCTCGCATCGACGGGCCTCACGGTGACGCTCACGGGCGTCATCTTCGGCGAGCAGTACAACACGATGGACCTCGTGACCGGCGGCGCGGGCCATTGGAATCCGCACCGGGCCGAGTGGAATCCCGATAGCGAGCAGGCCGAGATGGTGCACCGGGCGGGTGAGGGCGTCTCGATGTGGCACGCGGTCGCGGTCACGGCGGGCAACCGCCGTCTCTACATCAACCCGGCATGGGAGGAGTTCGAGTGACAACCGAGAAGAAGTGCGACGTGGGCGGTGAGGTCCCGGCGTTCCGGGTCGTGGTCGGCGTGCAGATCGACAACGTGGTCTTGCCCGAGATGCCGACCGGCCACTCCGAAGAGGCGGATGCGTGCGAGGCCCACCAACTCGACGCGATGCAAGTCCTCTTCGATGAGTGCGTGGCGCAACTCACGGAGCAGATACCCCACCAACGGGAGATCATGGAGAAGGCGGCCGAGCGCGATGCGGTGCAGTACACGTACAACACCGAGATCGCGCCCGTGCTCCGCGCGCTCGATGGCGTGGCCGAGGACAAGTGGCCCACCGATCTCAAGACCAAGCGCGACACGACACTCGCCACGATCGCGCGGCTCGAAGGTGAGCGCATCGTGCTCCTGACCAACGCGACCGTCGCGTCGGACAAGAGGCACGCGAGCATGGGCAAGGCACTCAAGGCGAAGGCGAAGAAGCACTAGCGGGTGGCGAAACTCACGTGGGACCTTCCATTCAGTTACGACGACTTCGCGGCGGGCGCGACCGCGACCACGTGGGGCTTCCACGACACGGCACCGATCACGCTCTCCATGCAGTTCAACGCGGCGCAGCCCGCGTGGACGACCGAGACCTATTGGTCTCCGGCCGAGATGGCGTTCAACGAGGCACAGGTCGGCGGGCCGGTCTCGATCAGCGCCGACGATCCCGCTACCGGAAGTGATAGCGCCGCCGTCCTAGCGGCTCCCGACGGTAGTGACCTCGGCGCAGCCGGGGATACCGCAGGTGTAGGCGTCTTCGCGACTGCCTCAGATCAAGCCACAGGAGGCGACACGGGCACCGTGACCGCGCTCCTTGTGGGCGGCGACACGGCCACGGGGGCGGATGCGACCTCGGTCCTCGCGATCGTCAGCCCGGCCGATACCGGAAGTGGACTCGACGAGGCGAGCCTGCTCGTGCAGGCGCACCCGGATGATCCCGGCATGGGCGACGACCTCGCGCAGATCAGCGCGGCCGCCACGGCCGATGAACTCATCCCGGTCTCGGACGACCTTGCGATCGCAGCCACCCTCGCGACGACAAGCGACGACGCCACGGCGAGCGATGCCGCCGAGGTCACGGTCTTCGTCGAGATCAACGCGGCCGACGATGCCTTCGCGGAGGACGCGGCCGAGGTCAACGAGTCGATCCCCACCCCGTCGTACCCGAGCGTCGGCACCGGCCCGATGTCGCCACGCAGGCGCAGACAGGTCGCCGATCTCAGCGAAGGCGCGAAGGCGCTCGACGATGCGGCCGTGCTCGCGCGCTTGCGCGGCCGCGACGAGGTGAAGGTGTGGGACGTGGCGGGTGTGAAGAAGTGGCCGGACCCGCGCTACGCCAACCCGGTGATCCTCGCGATGATGATGGCCGCGATCGATGACGCTTGAGATCACCGATGAGCCGGTCCTCGGCATCACGGTCGAGGATGCGCGCGTCGGCCACGTGGCGCTCGACGATGCGCCGCTCGGGGCCGTCACCCTGCTCGACCTCCTCCTCGGACCCGAGGCGGGCGTCGAGGGCGCGATCGTGGCGGGTGGCGCGATGATCCGCACGCGCAAGCAGACGTTCACCGATGCCGACTTCGCCGACGTGGACGGGAGTTCGGTCGCGACCTTCGACACGCCCCTGCCTCCGGGCGCGCTCGTGCTCGGCTCGCTCATCGAGGTGCTTGAGCCAATGGGCGCGCCCGTGCAGTCGCTACTCGTGAGACCCGCGCTCGGCATGACCCCGTGCGGGAACATCTCCTCTGCGCAGTTGCAGGCGGTCGGCCGATACCCGTCTCTCGCGCAGGAGGGCGGGACCTTCGACGCGACCGCGCCCGTGTTCCCGACGGTGGACACGTCCACCGACATCTCCACCGACGGCGAGATCGCGGTCACGATCTTCTACATCGACCCCGGTGCGCCCGAACTCAAACAGATCATCGAGACGTTCGGCTTCGCCGACTTCGTGGACATCGACCCGCCCAACGGCAACTACTGCGCCACGTTCGCCGGGTCCTTGCCGCTCGGCGCGGTCCCGGTGGGCGCGGTCCTCGACATCACGCAGGCGTTCGAGGCCGGAGTGTTCCTGACGGCCGTGGATGATGCCGTGGTCGGCCACGGCCTCGCGGGGGCGGTCGCGGGCGACTCGATCAAGAAGTCCACGGGCAACGCGGCGGTGAGTGACTACATCCTCGGGCCGGGTACTCATCCGCTTGTACAGATCGGCGGGCAGGCGACCGCGCCGGTCAGCGGTGTGGTCGAGGTCACGCTCTACTACCTCGACACGGTGGGTGCCTAGTGCCGATCAACACCTACGACAAGGGCGGGCGCGCGCGGCTCACGGCGAACTTCTACGACGCCGACGTGCTCGGCGATCCGACCGCCGTCGTGCTGCGCATCAAGGACCCGGCCGGGACCGTGACGACGCCCGTGCCGACCCACCCGAGCGTCGGCGTCTACACGCACGACCTCTCGCTCAACGCGGAGGGCGAATGGCACTACCGCTTCGAGGGCACGGGCACGATCGAGGCGGCGGCCGAGCGCGTGCTCCGTGTGCGAGACTCGAACTTCACACCATGAACGAGGAGGACTAGTGGACTTCAATTGGGAAGACGTACCCAACGCGATCACGGCGATCACGACGCTCATCGCCGCGATCGGCGCGCTCGTCGTGACGCTGCGCAACGGGCAGAAGGCGAACGACGCGAAGGTGGCCGCCGAGGCCGCGAAGGTGATCGCCGCCGAGAAGGGTGCCGCCGCAGTCGCCGCCGCCGAGGCTGCGAAGACGGCGGCCGAGGAAGGCCGCGCCATCATGATCTCGACCTCGGAGGGCGTGTTCGAGTTGGGCAAGCGTGTGGATGGCCGACTCTCCGAACTGCTCGCGCTCACGAAGGCGAGCGCGAAGGCCGAGGGTCGTCTTGAAGCCGACGCCGACGCGAAGCGCGAGTCCAAGCCGGGGCCGGTCCCGGTCGAGATCGTCAAGCGCGCGGAGGAACTCGCGCCGCTCAAGGTGGAGCAGGTGACGAGCAAGCCGCCGCCCGCCACCGATAAGGGACGCGCGTAGGCTTGTGACTCAGGCACCTCGTCGGGAGCGCCGTCGATCTCGGGGTCGCTGCGGTCCTCCCCGGCGAGGTGTCTTCGTGTCTAGACTGCCCGGAGCGGGCGGGCGTTACGGCTAGGCCCGGCCGGGTGCCCGTGTCAGTTGGTGATCCCCGGCCGGGCCGTCCACTAGGTCGAGATCGCGGCCTTGCGTTCGAGCCGCGTGATCGTGCGCTTGTACTTCTTGAGTGCCGTCGCCGCGCGGCGCGCGCGCGTCGTCCACTCCTTCTCGCGCCTGCGCGCGAGCGCGATCCTCATGGCGAGCGCGACCTCCGGGGTCACGACCTTCTTGCCCTTCACCGGCTTGAGGTCGATCGGCATGGCCTCCGCCCACTCGTAGCGAGCGCGCCACTCGCCCTCCCGCCGGTAGATCGAGGAGCCGCGCATGAGCGCGTGGCCCATGCCCCTCGTGTGAGCCAACTCGTGCGCGAGCACGAAGGCGAGATCGGTGTGGTCGATGCCCGAGCGCGTGACGAGGATCGTGGCCCGGCCGGGGAAGCGGTTGCTCCCCATCGAGGCGTGCCCGGATACTCCGGTGTCATGAGCGGCGGCGAGCCACCCCCTGCGCTTGCGATACGAGAACACGACGACGAGGCGCTTGCGCGCCCCGGCGTCTTCGATCTCGACCTTCGCCACCCGCGCGGCGATCGCGCGGAGATGGTCGGTGCGATACGAGGTCTCGTTGACCACCCTCATCTAGGCAGCCCTCCTCTTCTGCTCGGGTCGCTTGCCGTGAAGCGCGAAGGTCAGGTCGGAGCACACCTGACACACGGTCGGGTCCGCCTTGCTCGGGCGCGCGATGGATCGAGGTCGCATGAACCGGGAACACACTCGACACTTCTTCATCTGCGTCCTCCTTCCGAGGTACACCCTCAGTATGAAAAGCGGACCCGTAAACTCTCAGGCTACAAAGGGGATTGTGGTCACTTGTCGTCACGGGTCGTGCTCGGCAAATCGACCTTGACATTGAGTTGGCGGCCTTGCAGCGATGCAAAAGTGCATGGACCTCAATGCACTCGCGCATCGACCCCACGCCAAATGCGAAAAGTCCCATATACCGCTCGGGCAACCTCGTGATCGATCTCCGACGCTCGAACTCGATCCTCACCGGGCGCGCTACGGCGCAGGCGGTGCAGATCGCGGACGGCCTGCGCTTCGCCTCACTCGAAGAGGCGCTCGCGCAGATGCGCACGTCCAACCTCGACGCGGCCACGACCGAGCACTTCATCGAGGTCCTCACCGGGCGCGCGGACTCGCTCCTCTCGCAGGCGGCCGACAACCTCGCGAGTGAGGCGCTCGCGCTCGGGCGGCACGATGAGATGACGGTGTTCGCGCAGGAGATCGAGGTCGCGACGTACACCTCGCTCCTCGACGAGAACACCTGCGATGCCTGCGCGGCCGCCGACGGGACCGAGGTCGTGTTCGGCTCGGCCGAGTACAACGCGCTCCTGCCGCCCTACGTGGACTGCGAGGGGCGCGGCCGGTGCCGGTGTCAGTTCGTGCTCACGCTCAAGACCGAGGCCCCGCCCGGCGCGATCCCGCTGCGCCCTCTCAGCCCGCGTCCTCCGTGGCGGCCCCTGCCGTCTCGTGGGACGCCCGTACCGTGGGAACGCCCAATCGTCTCGCCTCCGGCCCCGATCGTTCCGCTCCCGGCCCCGACCGTCTCACCGAAGCCCGAGTTCGTCCCGCCGCCGGTCAAGTCGCTGCCCGCCACCGGCACGCCGAAGGAGTACGCGGTGGCGGTGCGCGAGCGCGCGGCCGCGAGCGAGCCTGCGATCTCGCGCGCGGTGGCGCAGGCGGCCGACGACGCGAATGGCACGCTCGGCGGCTTCGAGTTCCGGCTCAAGACGGTGGCCTCGATCGAGCGCAAGATCGCGGCGGATGTCCACCTCCTCGTCGCGCCCGCCGTGCAGGACTCGATCAAGGACGCGATCCGCTACACGACCCTCTTCCGCGCCGAGCAGTACGCGGCCGGGACCAAGACCGTGATCGCGCGCCTGCGCGCGCAGGGCTTCACGCTCGTCCGGGTCAAGAACGCATGGCAGGCCGAGGCCACCGGCTATCAGGGGATCAACACCGTATGGCGCGCGCAGAACGGGCAACTCTTCGAGATGCAGTTCCACACGCCCTTCTCGATCGACGTGAAGGAGCGGATCAGCCACCCGCTCTACGACCTCCTCAAGGCGAGCACCGATCCGAAGGAGCGCCTCGCGATCGAGCGCAAGATCGCGGACGCATGGAAGACCGTGCCGCGTCCCAACGGCGTGCTCGACCTCGACCTCGCGGCGTAAAAGAAAACCGCCGGGCTTTCACCCGGCGGCTCCGCGCCGCTCGCTACCCACCCCGGAATTACCGGGCTACAGCCTCGTCCGCGCGGATCATCTCTTGTTCCCACTCTCTCACGGCGGCCTCGACCCCGTTGACCGCGCGCTCGATGAGCGCCTCTCCGAGCCGCCTGTCCTCGTCGAGCCACATCACGACGCGCTCTCCTTCTTCGCCGCCATGAGGGCCTCGGCGCGATCGGCGAGCGCGCGCTCGGCCGCGCGCAACTTGTCCCACCACGGCCGCGCCCTCTTCATCGCCTCCTCGCGCGAGCCGACCGGGCCGATGATCGTCGTGTGCCACCCGGCTGCGTGATAGATGTCGCGCGCCCTCTTGAGCGTCCCGGCGTCCTTCGCGTGAGCCGGGAAGCCCGAGTCGTGCACGAGGAAGTACCGGGGCCAATACGGGCGGCGTGTGCTGCGTGGCATCTCAGACCTCCTCCGGCTCGTAGGCCCCCGGCATCGGGACGATGAGGGCCTTGCCGTTCTTCGCGCGCACCACGTTCGCGCGCTTCACGCACTCGGGGCAGATCGGCTCCCGTGTGCCGCCCGGCGGCGTCACCGAGGGAACGCGATCGGGATTGAACGAGAAGAGTCGCCCGCACCCGAAGCACGATCCCATTGCGCTCATGTAGCCCATCTAGTCCTCCTTCACTTCGGACTCGGCCCACGTGTTGCCGTTCGCGATCGACGGCCCGCCGTTCTTGAACGAGGTGAGCGCGTACTGCTTGCCGGGGATCGGCTTGTCGAGGATGTCCGCGAGCGGGTCCTCCACGATCGGCGCACCGGCCTTGATGTCCACGCCCTTGATGAGTGTGCCGCCGATGTCGCTCAGGTACGTGTCACCGAGATCGCCCGACCCGCCGGTCATCGGCGAGGTCACGAGGCAGAACGCCGACGAGAACTTGCCCTTCTTCGATCCGGGCGCTTGGTTGACCTTGAGCACGTACCACGTCCAACCGGGAAGTCTGAGGTCCTCGTAGACCGCGTAAGCCCGATCGGCGAGTGTGGCCCTCGGCTCCACCGGAATGCTCTTGCCCCACGGGTTCTTCATCTGTTGGTCTCCCTTCCTTGCTGCCCCAAGCGTACCATCGTCGTCACCTGTCGTCAAGCGGGGGGCTTGATCCGCATGGCGATCAGGACCGCGATCACAAAGAACGCGAGCACGATCAGGCCGACCACGACCTCGCCGCCTGTCCATCCGAAGAACGATCCCTCCGGGCCTCTCATCCCCCGTCCTTCCTGTTCTTCGCGGCCACCTTCTTCGCGAGGGCCGCGATCTCTTCCTCGATCGTCACGCCATGCTTCTCGGCGAGGGCCTCGGCGATCTGCGCCATCGCCACCTTCTTCGCCTCGATGTCCTGCGGCCACTTCGACCACGCGATCGACTGAGCCATGCTCACGTACTCGCTCTTGGCCGTGATCTCGGTCGCGAGGCTCCTCTTGTACGAGTGGCTCTTGCCGTCCCAACCCGTGCTCACCTCGATGATCGTCAGGGGAGCGCCGCTCTTGGTGGGCGCGGCCGCTGCCTTCTTGGCGTCCTTCGCGATCTTGGCCTCGGCCTTCTCGGCCTTCCTTTTCGCGGCGGCGATCTCGTCCTCGGAGAAGATCACCGTGCCCTTCGCGTCTACCGGCGCGCTCGGGTAGCAGATCGTGCACGCCCGCTCGCCCGCGTCGGCCACGATCTTCGTCTCGCTCTCACCGGAGTATTTCGGGAGCCACACGAAGGCCGTGGTCGGGTAGCACGTCGAGCAATGCATCGAGGAGTGCACGTGGCCCTTGTGCGACTGCACCACGAGGAAGGCCCTCGTCCACCTGTGCGCCTCGTAGATCGCTTCGAGCGGCTCCATCGCCTTCTTGATCTCGGCCATCTCCGCCCTCTTGATCGCGAGACCGGCCTCGGTCCTCTTCACGGCCTCGGCGTCCCACGGCGCGAGTGCGCCCTTCCCCGCCTTCTTCGTGTAGAAGTCGAGCGTCTTCACGTCGCCCGAGATGTCCTCGCCGAGCGCCGCCTTCCTGTAGTACAGGGCGGCGAGCGCCGTGTCGGTCTCGATCGCGAGGGTGGTGGTGGCCTGTTCCTTCATGCCCAAAGCGTACTCGCGTCGTCACCTGTCGTCAAGCGCGACCGAGATAGGTAGCGGCGTCGGGTCGGTATCAGCCCGGCGGGCGTGCGCGCGATCTGTGTTGACGACACGTGACGACAGGAGTACGCTTCGACCGTGAGACAGAAGAGACAGACCGGCAGGGCGATCGACGGGGGGTGCCCCGACCACCCGTGGCGGACGAAGCACATGGCCTTCGTGCCGGGGAAGGGATGGGTGACGGGCGAGGTGTGCGACCCCTGCTTCACCAAGATCGAGAAGGCGCTCAAGGCGCTCGCGAAGAAAGGTGGTCAGAAGTGACCGGACTCGCCGAGCGCGCCGCGAAGAAGGCGGGCCTCGACTACAAGGCCGTGCGCGCCGGGCACCGCGCCACGTGGAAGTGGACGACCGGCGGCAAGTGGTACACGCAGCCGTGGGGCGTCTCCGTGAAGGGGATCGGCTTCGACCTCACCTGCAAGTGCGGGTGGGAGTCGAGGACCGGCGGCGCGATCAAGGCCCGCGTCGAGGAGATGCACGAGCAGCACATCTTCGAGTGGATCGTCGCGATCGTGGAGAATACGGGCGGCGCGTGGTGACGACAGGTGACGACGTGCTAGACTCAGATCGGAAGGGAGACTGACAGATGCAGAAGTACCGCAACGTGCAGGTGATCGGTCCCGGCAAGTACAAGGGCGAGTTCGCGTTCAACGAAGAGGACGCGCAGGCGGGTCGTTGGTACAACTTCACCGGCTCGCGCAACCTCCTGCGGATCACGACCGCGATGGACGTGGCCCCCGAGGCGATCGCGGAGATATGGGCCGAGCAGGACGGCTTCGGCTACGGCGCGGACGTGGGCTTCGATTGGTCCGGCATCCGTGACTCGTCGCCCGCGCAGAAGGCCGTCATGGATGAGATCGCGAAGAAGTACGTGACCGACGAGGCGCTCGACGCGCTCCTCGGTCTGAAAGGCGGGACCTAGTGGGCTACTCATTGACGGCGGCGGCGAGCAAGACCGAGGAGTTGTGGACGAAGGCGTGCCGCGAGCAGACCGGCTCCTCCAACACGTTCATGGAGGGCGGCGCGCGGTACTTCTACGAGCGCGGCCGCGAGAACGATGACGGTGCGTACACCGGCACGATCTACCGCATGGCCGAGCACGGGATCAACGACTTCGAGGGGCAGACCGCCGCGTTCAAGGTCGCCTCGTTCCGCATCAACCCTGACGGCACGGTGGAGCGCGCACCGAAGTTCCTCAAGGCGGCGAGCAAGGCGCGAGACAAGTACCTCCGCGAGACACCCGGCGCACGCGAGCGCGCGTTGGCGACCGGAGCGTAAGGAGCCGACCGATGGACGAACTGCGCAGCGTGATCCTCTCCAAGAAGGACGCGCTCGACATCGACGCCGCGATCACTCAGGTCATCTCCGACTTCCGATACGCGAAGCCGCCGAACGAGACGCAGGCACGGTTTTGGGAGCAGACGCGCGCTCGGCTCCTGACGGCGTGGGCGCGCGGCACGCCCGGTTGACGACAGGCGACGACACGGCTACGATCAAGAAGGAAGGGAGACTAGAGATGTTCAAGACCGCGATCCTCGAAACGAAGTTCGGCACACGCGAGATCACCGCGACCGACGCGAAGCACGTCCACGTCTCGCACCCCGGCTACGAGCACGGGACGGCGAAGATGATGGGGCCGATCAGGGGCATCGAGTACCACGTGAGCGCGCACCTCTTCCCGTGGTCCGACGGGACGTGGCACATCGGCAAGTACGAGGGCTATGGGTACAACTACGAGGTGTTCGACGGCGTGAACGAGTCGAACAAGCAACTCGAAGCGCGGCTTCACGGGCCTGACCAATGGAAGGCGAGGCAGGAGAACGCCTCCAACCTCTACGCGACGAGGGCGTGGGACGGCACGAAGGGACACGACGACGCGAGCAAGTCCGCGAGGCTCGCGATCGGAGCCGAGATCGAGCGAGCCTTCAACGAGTGGGTGAAGACACCCGAAGCGATCAAGGTCCTCGGCGGGGCCGAGCGCGAGCACCTCGAACGGGAACTCGAAGCGGCCGAGGAGGAAGTCACCAAGACGGCCCTCGCGTTCAACGAGGCGAAGCAAGTCCGCGCGGCGGCGAAGGCCGCGCTCGCGAAGTTCATCGTGAAGGCGCACTCGTGAGGCGCTTCCATCTCGCCGAGATCGCGTACCCGAAGCGACCCGCGTACATGGGTCGGCAGATCGTCGAGGTCACGGCCGACGGCATGACGAACGAGCGCGAGGTCCGCAACGGGATCGACCGCGTGGACAAGTGGGCGTGGGTGATGGCCGACACGATCGCGGAGGCCCGCCGCAAGTTCCTCGCGGGCGAGGTCGGCGGGTGGCTCTCGTAGAGATCACCCAACCGGCGGAGGTGCGTAGGGCCTAGACTCCGCCTCAATGATCCGGTACTACCGAGTGGACGATCTAGCGGGGGCGCTGCGCTACGTGGCTCGCGAGCGCCGCTCCGAAGAGGGCCTCTTCCTCGAACGCTTCGACCCGACGCAGGGCAAGTGGATCGAGGACACGGAGGCCCTTTCCGCATACCTGTACAACGGCGAGATCGGCGCGACCGAGATTACCGAGGCCGAGGCGCTCGCGCTCGCGGGAGTTCCCGCCGCCACGTAGGCCCCGACGCGGATTACCGAATCGTCATGACGCCCCGTCTGCACCCGTTCATGGTGGCGGCATGGACGGCGACGAGCCGATCGAAGAGTTCGTTCCCTACGGCGAGCGATGTCACCGAGGCTGCACCCGGCGCGGCGTGATCCGCGACGGCCCGATCTCGGTCCTCTGCGCTCGATGCTTCCTCGCCCTCCTCACCCGGCAGGCGGCGGCGTGAACTAGACCGACTCACCTCCCCCTCCCCACGAAGGCAGCGTCCCGATCAGACCGGGGCGCTGCCTTATTTGTTGGCACCCCTGCTACCTATCGTGGACTCGCGTGCTATACGGTCGGCGCGTGAGCGTAGGACCGTACCCCGATCTCAATGCGTGCATGGTGGCGCAGCGATCCCGCGACCCCGAACTCACCGACGAGGGCGCGCGCACCATCTGCACCGCGATCGCGTCGGGCGGCGGCGATGGATCGAGCGACACGAAGAAGCACGCGATCGGCCACTTCCACGACGGCACGGCCCTCACGATCAACGGCCAATCGCTCCCGACCGAGGACCTCCTCGGCGTCGAGATTTTCAGCGTCGGCCATTGGAACGGCGAGCCGTACACCGATGAGCAGATCGCGGACCTCATCAAGAACACGAACGAGTTGACGGCCGAGGGCCTCCTCGAACCGCCCGCGAAGATCGGGCACAAGGACGACCAAGAGTTCCTCGAACGCGAGGGCTACCCCGCCGCCGGGTGGGTGACCAACCTGTACCGCGTCGGCGACAAGGTGATGGCCGACGTGGCGCGGGTGCCCGCGAAGATCGCGGCGCTCATCAAGGCGAAGGCATACGGCAACATCTCCTCGGAGATTTGGCGCTCGTTCGGCAAGGCTCCGAACGGCAAGTCGTACAAGCACGTCCTCAAGGCGATCGCGTTCCTCGGTGAGGAGATACCCGCCGTCGCCACCCTCGACGACATCGTGAGCCTCTACGGCTCCACGCTCGGCCGCCACGGTGGCGCGCTCACCTACGCCTCCGACAAGAAGGCCGATGCGGTCATCAAGTTCACGTCGAAGGATCACGACCTCTCCGAGGCGAGCACCGATCAGATCGCGGACAACATCGCCGACGAGTTCGAGGCGCTCGCGGCGAAGGTGAAGGACGGCACGAAGGGCAAGATCGGCGCGCCCCGGATGCGCTCGTTCCTCACCGAGACGGCGGCCGCGCTACGCGGCCTCCTCAAGGGCAACGCGGCTGCGCACGCGCGTACCGCGCTCAAGCACTCCGACACATCACGTGGCGGCGAGCCACCGTGGAGCGAGATCGAGAAGGATCAACTCCCGGCCGAGGCTTTCGCCGTGGCGACCGATGACGACAAGACCAAGTGGGTCCATCCGCACCATTGGGTGTCCGGTGACGAGATGTTCCTGCACCTCGGCGGCCTCCGCGCAGCACTCAAGTCCGGCGACCACGCGGCCAAAGCGCACCTCGATCAGCACGCCTCCGCGACCGGCGTAGGTGAATACGCGAAGGGAGCAAACATGGAACCGAAGGTCATCGCCAAAGCCCTCGGACTCGCGGAGACGGCAAGCGAAGCGGACATCCTCGCCGCCGTAGTCGCGAACACCGAGGCCGCGACCAAGTTCAAGAAGGTCAGCGTGGCGAGCGAGTTCACCACGCAGGCCGAGTGCGAGGACAAGGGCGGCAAGTGGGAAGACGGCTCGTGCAAGATGCCGTCCGACTACGCGATGCGCGAAGAGTTGGTCACGCTCAAGGCCGAGCGTGCCACGGAGCGCGCGACCGCACTCGTCACGCAGGCGATCACGGAGAAGAAGGTCGCCCCCGCTCAGAAGGCGTGGGCCACCAAGTTCGCGAAGTCCAACCCCGAGGGCTTCAAGGAGTACCTCGCGGCGACTCCCGCGATCTTCGGCGGATCGAAGGGCACCGAGGCCACGCCGCCCGATCCCGATGGTGACGCGCGCGCTGCGCTCCACCGTCTCGCGCTCAACGCGATGCAGGAGTCGAAGGGCGATCTCGACTACCCGAGCGCGCTCAAGATCGTCACGCAAAACAACCCGGACGTTGCAAAGGCCGCCGCGTCGGCCCGCGCAGCGACGAACTAGAGGAGAGGAAGATGCCACACCGTCCACTTCTGACCATCACGCGCAAGGCCGACATCGACCTCTCCACGCACGCGCGCAAGGTCGTGAAGGCCACCGCCTCCAACGGTTGCACGCTCACGACAGGCGCAGGCGCGGATGTCCCGCTCGGCGTGATCTACAACAAGCCCCGCGCGACCGTCGGCACCGCCGTCGGCATCATCATCTCGGGCACCGCCGAGGTGCGCGCGGCCGCCGCGTTCGCGGCCAACATCCCGCTCATGGCCGACGCGAACGGCCGGGTCCTCACCGCGACGGCGACGAACTACGTCGTCGGCGTTTCACTTCAAGCCGCTGCGGCTCTCGACGATGTGGTCGAGATGCGGATGACCGCACCCGGCACGAAGTTCTCATAGGTCTGAGGGAAAGGAAGAACACATGACGAGAATCGTTCGCAAGTACGCCGCCCCTCAAGACCTTCAAGGGGTGGACCCGATCCTGACCAACATCGCGCTCGCATACGAGAATCCCGGCTTCGTGGCCGAGAGTCTCTTCCCGGCCGTCCCGGTGGCGAAGGAAGCCGGGCAATACTTCACGATCGACCCGCTCAAGGACCGGATGCGCGTCTATGACGACATCCGCGCACCGAGGGCGCGCGCCGCACTCGTGGAGTGGGCCAACACGCGCGCGTCCTACGCGGCCGAGGAGCACGCGATCGCAGCGGCCGTGGACGACCGTGAGAAGGAGAACGCCTCCGACCCCTTGCAGCCCGAGACCGAGGCCGTGCAGTCGGCGACCGACGCACTCCTCCTCGGACGCGAGGCCGAGGCCGCACTCCTTGCGGTCACGGCAGGCACCTACCCCGGCGCGAACGTCGTCGCCCTCGCGGGTGGCGCACGTTGGGACACCGCAACCGGCGACCCGATGCTCGATGTCGAGAACGGCAAGGAGAAGATCAGGTCGGTCACGGGCAAGCGCCCGAACACCCTCATCCTCCCGTCCTCGATCCTCGCGAAGGTCCGGCTCAACCCGTTGGTCGT